GTACTGCTACTTATGTTGGTGATGAACATGCGGCACTTGCTGTATTAATCAACAGAGTTGCAAACTTAATCGCACAAAGAACACGTAGAGGCGCAGGTAACTGGGCTGTTGTGAGTTCTGCGGCCTTAACTGTGTTACAATCTGCTACTACATCAGCATTTGCACGTACAACTGAAGGTACTTTTGAAGCACCTACTAACACTAAATTTGTTGGTACGTTGAACGGCGCTATGCGTGTTTTCGTTGATTCATATGCTCCTGATACTCAAGCAGTATTAGTTGGATATAAAGGATCATCTGAAACTGATGCGGCGGCTTTCTATTGCCCATATATTCCATTAATGAGCAGTGGAGTTGTACTAGATCCAGCAACATTCGAACCAGTCGTTTCATTTATGACACGTTACGGATATGTAGAGTTAACTAACACTGCATCATCATTCGGTAACGCGGCTGACTATGTTGGTGAAATCGCAGTTGCAAACTTAACTTTCCAATAAGCCGATTATCTGATAATCAACTTATTAAAATAAGTTTTAGGAAGAGTCTTTTAGGCTCTTCCTTTTTTTGTGGCTACCCAAAATCGTATTAAATACTTGACAATACTTCCCTAAGGTCGTATAATAGTATATCAGTATGGAGAATATATATGGCAAAAAGAATTTTTAGAATTGAAGCCGGTAGATACGGCGGAGAAATGGTTATCGGAGAAGTCGATAAAGAATTTGTAGAACAGTTTATCAATGAAGGAGAAGGTGAATTAATAGAACACCTTACAAGCACAGATGATATGGACTTTGAGGGTATATTACCTAAGAAAGATTATTACATGTGGGAGTGTGATGATATCGAACATATAAATTCTGCATATGCTGATAGCGGGTTCGTTGTAACAGAAGTAACTAACGAAGAAAGTAAGTTTGATTACTCTGAATCTGAGACTGACTTTGAGCCAGTAGGTTGTCTATATAGTAGAGAAGCATATTCACAAGATGAAATGCCTGATGATGAAGACATTAAAGACGATGATGATTATGTACCTGTAATTAACTTTCATAGTGGAGAAAAAGGTAACTTCGGTTGTTGGTTTGTAGAAACAGATGGCGAACCTTTTGACAAATATAAATTCACATATGGAATTGTTGAAACTAACATGGGAGAATTTGTTGACTCTGCATACTACGACGGAGAAGAGTTAGAGACAGATTATGACTATGCTGAAAGCCTAGGTAAAGGATACTACGCATCAGTAGGTTACTTGAACAAACGTTGGCACGACTCATATGACAAATACACTGCAAAAAACTTAGACCCTATGTATTGGGAAGACTTTAATGATACAGTAGATTATGAAAAGAAAGAAGCATCGACTACAGTAGCATTGAATATTTCAGCAGAAGAAATCGTAGGGGAAGTAGGCACAATTGAAAACCCAGGTGAAGTCGATCCTACAATCGAACCTATCGATAAACCACCTGTTGTTAGTCAACAAGAAGCAGATTCTTATAAAGAACTACAAGATCAACTGACTCAACTCAATGGACACGATGATGGTAGAGGAGAAGAAGGCGAAGAACTCTAAATGGCTAGATGTCGTCCAGAAGATTGTAATTTAGAAACAGACAACTTAACTATAATTTGGTACCACAATTATTCAGGTGGTAAGTTTATGGCTAATTGTCTAAGTCTATCTGATCACGGCTTATTCGGTCATAGGGAAATGACTGAAGCACAACTTAGAGGAGAATTCTCTCCAGATGACAAATTAAATTATTTGTTAGGTCAAATATCTGAAATAGAAAAAGGAATCTTTTGGACTGATCTTAATATATCTGACAATTTCTTTTTTGGTTTTGATAAAAAAGAATACCTTGATCCATGGAGAGGCATCACTTATTTTGATTATGTTAAAGATGTATCGAACAGTGATTATAAATTCTTTATAGCATCACATTTTAATCCTGAAGTCATTGAAATTAAAAAGATTTGGAAGAATGCAAATATTATTTTGTTTACACATCCACATGATTATGTAGAAAAACGAGCAAAGAATGACCCTCAAATTAGTGTCTTCTATGATAGACTAGTTGACTATGAAGAAAACTTAGCAGAAATGAGAGCATTGCCTAACGTTGTTTATGAATTTGATGTACGAAAGTATGAATCAGAAACTGAAACGTTAGATGCAGTTAAAGAAATGTATGATCTATTAGGAATCAGAGGGTATGATAGAGAAAAATTATCTATCTATTACAATGATTGGTACAATAAAATAGAAGAAATTAAATACGTATAGTAGAATCTACTGGGGTATCCATCAGTTTTTGACTTTCTCTTATTTTCTTTTTTCTTAGTCTACTACAGTTTGCACAAACTGTCAATATATTTTCTTTTGTTTTATTCATAGGATTAAAATCTCTATATGCAATATCTAACTGAATCATGTCTTCAGGTACAAATCCACACTCAATACACATTGTATTCTTCTTTGGTATCTTTTTATTATAGATTGCTTTAGCACAATCTACACAATATTTGTGCCATTTTTGAAAGCCATGTTTACTGACTCCATTAGGTTTAGCAAAAGAAATGTTGCAACTAGTGCATTTTGGTCTAACTGGTTGTCTTGTAAGCATAATTTTATTTATTAAAAAAGTGCTGTAGGGTTCTTTTTTATAAGGTAATTTTTATTATATCAGCATAAATACAAGATATAATAATGGAATCAACACATGGCCGCAGATAAATTTAATTCATTAACAGGATATTCAGCAGGGTTACCCCCTATTGATATAGTAGCCGCTAACGGAAATATAGTTACAAATCATAACTATCCAGCAGGTAATGTTACATCTAATAAAATCTATGCAAACAATTACTACTATGCAAATGGTGCGGCGTTTTCAAGTGATCCAGCCGGAGCAAACACTGAAATACAATTTAATAACAATGGTGTATTTGGAGCAAGTGCAAATTTAGTATTTGATACTGCAACTAGCAGAATTATAACACGTAATGCTACAGTATTAGGTGAAACACTATTAGGAGATGCACAGACTGTTTCTATACAAGGTGGTGTAAACGGATATGTTTTACAAACAGACGGAGCAGGTGGATTAAGTTGGACAGCACAAACAGGTGGAGGCGGAGGCGGTAATGGTACCCCTGGTGGATCCAACATGCAAGTTCAGTTTAATAGTGCAGGAGCATTTGCAGGTGATGCAGGTTTCATTTATGATACAGATACTAATCTTTTAACAGCAACATCACTTGCAGGTGAAGGTGGTAACATATCTAATGTTACATATGCAAACATTACTGGCATAGGTAATATCTCAGCAGTCAATCTTACTGGAGCAGATAATACTGTTTTATATGCTAACGGTGTGTTTGCAGATATCTCAGCAGGAGCAAGTGCAAACTTTGCAAACTTTGCGGGTAATCTTACAGTTGCTAGTCAACCAAACATTACATCTGTAGGTACGTTAACAGGGCTTCAAGTCGGAGGGGGATTATCTGTAGTAGGTAACATCGGTGGAGCCAATATTGCAATCACAGACACTGCTACATTTACAGGTCCAGTAGTCATTGACTCACTTGGTAATCTTACAGTACAAGGTAATGCAAACTTACAGACTTCACCTAACATAGAACTTCCAGTAGCAAACTTACACATTGACGGCGGACTCAACGGATATGTATTAGCAACTGACGGAGCAGGTGGATTAAGTTGGACTCTTAATTCAGGTGGCGGTGGCGGTGGATCACCCGGCGGTGCTAACACACAGATGCAGTTTAATGACGGTGGACTATTTGGTGGAGATGCCAACGTAGTTTACAACAAGTCAACTAACACAATGACAATGGCAGGCACTCTTGTTGCCAACAACATGACAGTTGGATCAGGTGCATACTCATTTAGAACAACTAAAGTTGCAACAGGTGTATCAACAACTACATCAGCAGTAGAAATCTGTGCAACAGAAGCATCTACTGTGTCAGCAGTCGATTACACAATCGTTGCTACTGATGCGGCTAACTCATCTAGGCAAACAGTTAAGATTACATCAGCAGTATACGGAACAACAGTTAACTATTCAGAATACGCAACTATTTCTGTAGGAAGTTTACTTGCTGATTTTGCAGTAACTTATGTTCCGGGAGATGCTTTTAGAAATGCTCAGGTAGTATTATATGCTACTCCGGCAACTACTAACAGCACAACTTACAAAATTCTATTAGAAGAATATTCTTCTTAACAAATAAAAGGGCAAAAAAGGGTATATTAGCACTCTTTATTGAAACAAAATACTAAATACTTATTATAGTTTACGGAGACCAAACCATGGCAATCAAAGCATTTAACTCGGTAGCGGGATTCTCAGTAGGAGAAACACCGGCCAACATAATTTTATCGAACGGAATGATCACTACGAATGGAGCAACGTTTACAGCAAACATTGCGGCATTAGGTGTTCTTACCGACAATTTATACTACGCAAACGGCGTACGCTGGGACTTACAAGAACCAGCCGGAGCAAACACTCAAATACAGTTTAATAATGACTCAGATTTTGGAGCATCATCTAAATTAGTATTTGATACCGCAGTAAGCAACTTAAACGTTGACGGAAATCTTAACTTAACAACAGGTAAGTATTACGGTGACGGTAGTCAGTTAACAGGTATTGACGCAACAGGTATTCAAAATGGAACATCTAATGTTCGTATACCAGCCGCAGATGGCAACATTGAATTAAATGTTGATGGCGGCTTAGAAGCAAACATTACTTCAACAGGAGTTAATGTTGCAGGTACATTAAACGTAGTAGGTGTTATTACATCACCTAGTACATCTGGTGCTATCGACATAGCATTAGGAACTCCGACTCAAGGATCTTTAACATCTAACGCATTGACTTTAACAACAGCATCATCGGTCTCCAACTCAATTGCTCAGTTAAACAATATCTTAGGTAAATTAGTTCCAAGTAGTCCTCCTGACTTCCCGGCTAGTCAGACTATCGCAATCCAAAGTACTTCATCGTACAGAATGGCAGATGGATTTACTCAGCCAGATAATACAGCAGGTGGATCAGCGGCAGTGGCTGCAGGTTCAACAGTATCTAAAACACGTAGATCATCAACATATAATGTTAATGCTATTACAAACGCAGGCCCAGGTGATTCAGGAACAATCTCTGTTCAATTGAATGGTTCAGCCGCAGGTAGCAGAACTTTAACTACTTCTTTAGACGGAGCAGGTACATACAGTAACTTGATCATATCTAATAACGTAGACTATAATTCAATTGATTCAAGTGTAGCGGCAGGCTTCTGGTCAGTCTTTACATCAGATGCATCAGGAACTGTAAACAGTGGTTGGAACGAAGTATTAATAGATGATACTGCAACAACTTCATCTAATAAAGATACATGGTACTATGACAATTCTTCTCCTGGTACACCTCAGTTTACATCTACATCAATTACAGTAGATTCAACACCAAGTTATACATACAGTTCAACTGTACAGCATTATAACAATACGAATGTCTTCCCAATAGCATTTAATGTTAACAGATTATCTGGTAATATGTATCCAACAAGTGATACATTTGTTACAGGATCATCCGGTGGAGCATTTAGTTCACCTACTAGTGTAACATATTCAACTGCTGGAGTAACAACTCCACTAGCGGCTCAGTTACACGTAGCATCAGGAAGTCAAGCAGTAACAACATCTGCTTCAATTATATCAGGATTCGGATCAAGTGCAAGTGGACCTTCAGTAAATGTTTTCAACTCTTATGCAACAGGTGCTCAAACATTTAACCCGGGTTCAATAGTACTTTATAAAACAGGTACGTCATCTTCTTCAAGCAGAATCGAAGAAGCAAACGTATATATTGGTTCAACAATTGGTTCAGGAGCAGGGTTAGCACAAAGAATTATTAATCCAGGATCAACTAATACTCCTTCTTTCTCTGCAAGTGCAACTGTGTTTAACAGTGAATCTTCAACATTAGAGACATATGACTCTACAGTTGTAGCAGATGTATTGAGCCATGATGAGACAGATTATTCTTCTGGTTACTTACCAGTAGGACCTGACTTATCAGGTGGTACTAGAAGTGGAACACAATACTTTACATTCAAATTTATTAGAACTTCAGTTTCTAAATTTGATCTTAAATTTTCAGGAACAATTGCAGGTGCATGGGTAGCAGTACCCGGCTCTACAATCGATGCCGCATCTTCATTAAACGGATGGGTTGAATTGACAACAGCATATGCTGGGTCAGGTGTCCCTGGAGCAAACACAGGAGCTGGTGGTAACGGTTCAGATGGTTGTGCATTAGGAGGAACAATTACAACAGGTAGTTCCGTAACTAATGAATCAACAACAGCAACATTTGGTACAGTTAGTACATCATCTACAGCAACAAACGAAATTTATGTTCGTATTGCATTGACATCGGGTCAATCAATTTCAGCATTATCATTAGAATCAGCGAGTAACTAAAAATGAGTATACCTATTTCACAAAAAGTTGACCTACTTTACAAACAGGCATTTGGTGTCACTAAGACTGACACAGAAGCAAATAAAAGCCCAAGTAACGAGGCGATAGCAAGTCCACTACTTAATCGTGGTGATACTCTATGGACTCAGGCTGATCAGATACCAGGTGTAGCGGCCGCAACAGCAGGCATTGTTACAGCATACACTGGAACTGGCGCACAAGAGTGTGTTGCAGATAACACAACTGTCCCAGTTGGGGGTGTTTACCCTACTTGGAAGACTAACTTAACTTACTGGATCCCAGCAGAATTTGGTGCGACTTATTCTGTATCCGTTTATGTAGACGATTCAGGAGCCGCAGATCCAACTTCATCAGGTACTCAAATATTTGGTGCTGGTTCAGGTGGTACAGGTGAGTTTTACTATAACTATCAATCAGGTGTTCTAAACTTTATCGGAGAAACAATTCCGGCTGCCTTAACAAGTAGTAAAGTTCTTTATATCGTAGGTTACAGATACATTGGTAAAACAGGTGTTAATAATCTACCTGATTCACAGATCGGTAACTTAGATATAACTAACCAAACAGTTACAGGACAAGTTGTAGATGCTAACATCATCCTTACTCCAAACGGAACAGGACAAGTTGTTACTTCAGGTAATGTAACAGCATCATTCTTTTATGGTAATGGTTCTCAGTTAACAGGTATTGACGCAACAGGAATTCAAAACGGAACATCTAATGTTCGTATACCAGTCGCAGACGGCAACGTAGAATTAAATGTTGATGGTGGACTAACAGCAAACGTTACTGACACTGGCATAGTAATGACTAATGGTAATTTAGACCTTGGCAATGTGATTGCTACTGGTGTAGGTACATTTACAGGAAATGTTGCAGGTGGAAACATCAGCACAGCCGGTATCTTAGCAGTAACTGGAAATGCTACTGCAGGTAACGTAGCAGGTGGAAACTTAGTTTCAGCACCATTCCTTACAGGTACATTAATAGACGGCACCTCAAATGTCGAAATTACAACTAATGCTAATATTGATTTAACAGCAAAAGGAAACACAACTGCTGTAATCAGTGATACTGGCGCAAATGTTACTGGTACTTTTAATGCAAACGGCGTAGCAACATTAGGTTCAGTCGTAACAGCACAAGTAACAGGTGCAGGCAGTGGTAACTTAACATTAACAGCGGGTTCATCAGATGACTACGTTGAAATCAGACCTACAGGAACTGGACAAGTTCACGTTGGTGGTTTCAAAATTGAATCATTGGGAACTCCAACTGCATCAACAGATGCGGCAACAAAACAATATGTAGATGATTTAGCACAAGGTCTTGCTATTCAAGCACCAGCAATCGTAGCATCAACAGGAACACTAGCAACAATGTCTGGTGGTACTGTAACATATGACAATGGTACAGCAGGTGTTGGAGCAACATTAACAATTTCAGGTGACACAATAACAGCAATAGACGGTGTTACATTATCAACTGATGATCGTATCGTTATTAAAGACGAATCAACATCAGCACATAATGGTATCTACACTTACACAAGTTCAACTGTTTTGACAAGAGCAACAGACTTTGACACTCCAACTGAAATGGCTGGCGGTGACTTTGTATTCATTCAACAAGGTACATTATATAATGACACTGGTTGGGTAATGACTGATCCAGTAGCAACAGTTGGTACTTCAGATGTAACTTTCGTACAGTTCTCTGGTGCAGGATCATTCACAGCAGGTGCAGGTCTTACATTAACTGGCACTGAATTCTCTGTAAATACAGATAATACAACTACAGACATTCAAGGTGGAAACGTAGTTGTTAAAACTTCTGCTCAGTTTACTACTCCAGATATTGGAGCGGCAACTGGTACAAGTTTAACAGCAACAGGTAACGTAGCAGGTGGAAACTTAACAACAGCAGGTGTTGTAAGTGCAACTGGTAATGTAATCGGTGGTAATTTAACAACAGGTGGACTTGTTCTTGCTACTGGTACTGTAACTGGTTCTGCATTGATCACAGGTGGTACAGTAACTGCAACAGGTAACGTAGCAGGTGGAAACATCACTACTGGAGCAAAAGTTGTAGCAGTAGGAAACATTGATTCAACATCAGGCATCTTTAATGGTGACGGTTTTGGACTATCAAATATCCCAGCCGCAAATATCACAGGCTTAAGTCTATCAGGCATTGCAAATGGTACATCTAATGTAGATATCGCATCAGCAGACGGTAACGTCACAATGGGTGTTAACGGAGTTGCTGACATAGTAATCGTAGCAGATGACGGAATTGAAGTTAAAGGTACAACTAAATCAAGTGGTACAGTAACTGCACCCGCATTTACTGCAAACACAGGTATCTTTACTGGAGACGGCTCAGGTCTGTCTGCTATAGCAGGTGCTAATGTAACTGGACAAGTAAACTTCGCCGCAACTGCAAACGCAGTAGCAGGTGGAAACGTATCTGGTCAAGTAGCAAACGCACTTGTCTCAGGAACAGTATATACAGCGGCACAACCGAATATCACTTCAGTAGGTACTCTAACAAGTGTCGTAGTAAGTGGTACTGCTAATGTAGCAGGTAATGTAAACATTGGTGCTAGTGAGATTTCAACATTAGCGGCAGGAACAGTAACAACTACAACTACTTCTCAGACAACACTTGCAAGTTTTGCAGTATCAGGCGTCAATGGAATAGAGTTTTTAGTTAAAGGTAGAGATGCAACAACAGGTAATACTTCTGTAGCATCAGTACTTTGTGTTACAGACGGTTCAACAGTTGATTTTGTTACATACGGGCAATCATTCTTAACAGGATCACCCGGAGTACTAGCAGTAGGACTGAGTGGTAGTGATTTAGAACTACTTGTCACACCTACAGCAACCAACTCAACAGTTTGGGTTACACAATATAGGTTTATTTAATAATGGCAATTAGGTCCTTCAATTCAGTTGGCGGGTTCTCAGTAGCCGAAACACCAGTTGAGATAGTCAGTAACGTAGGTAACGTTACACCAACTAACTTAGACGTTAGTACTGGATTATCTGATTTAGGTGCTATCGGTAATGTTACAATTACTGGCGGATCAAGCGGACAAGGTATTATCACAGATGGCTCAGGTGGGTTATCATTTGGTTCTACAGGACAAGCGGCTAATTCAGCCACTAATATGCCTTATCAGATTAATGCTAGTGAAACTTTTGTTGTCGGTGCTAATTTACAAGGTCTATATTCAGAAACAATTGTAATTGACGGCGCACTTGCTATTGATGGTATGCTTATTGAAGTTGGCACATCGCAAAATGCGGCTCCAACTGAAATTTACTTTGACAGCAACGGAACATTAACTGGTAATACCGGCTTTACTTTTACTGCTGGTACAGGTAACTTAGCAATACCAGGTAATGTAAGTGTTACTGGTAATATTGTCCCTACTGCAAACGTCACATATGACTTAGGTACAAACACACAACGTTTTAATGATTTATATCTATCTGGTACATCTATTAAATTAGGTGATGGTGAAATGCAAGTTGTTGCAAACGGCGCTATGGTTATGACTAATGGCGACGGTGGACAATTTATATTTGACGGAGCAACAGATTTTGATCATACTGCAATATTCAATGGTACATCTAATGTATCTATAGACTCATCTGCTTCAGCAGTCACAATGGGTGTTGGTGGAGTAGCAGATGTATTTAATATGGCATCAACAGGTGTCTTAACTACGACAGGTAATGTCGTATCATTAGGTATTAAAACAGACGGTTACTTCTATGCAAATGGACAAGCAGTAACATTTGGTTCAGATGCGGCAGGATCCGATACAGAGATTCAGTTCAATGATGGAGGCACATCATTCGGCGGATCAGACAAATTTACAATTAATAAAACAAGTGGTCTAGTAACAGCAACAGGTAATGTAGCAGGTAACAATTATATCTCTACATCAGGCACAGTTCAATATGGAACTGGTGCAGGAGCAGGTTCAATTTCTGTAGTAACAGGAACTACAACTGCCGGCATATTTACAACAACCATGACAGATGTTAACATTGGACTTAATGCTAATGTTGTAATCTGTGGAACAGGAAAAACATTAACAGCACGTGGTAACGTGTCTGCTGATAATTTAAATTCAACAACTTTATCAGTTGGGGATTTATATAGTAGCAGAACAGCAGTATCAGTTGGTAGCAGTAACACAACTATCGATTCATTTGCGGCGGCTGATTATAGATCAGCAAAATATACAATTAGAGTGTCTGATAATACAGGTTATCAGTCAATAGAAGTATTATTAGTACATGATGGGATAACACCTATAATGACTGTATACGGTTCAATATCGACTACAGGAGCAGATTTAATAACTCTGTCTACTGTATTGTCAGGATCTAATATACTTTTAAGAGCAACACCTGTAAACAGTAGCACTAGTGTGAATTTATTAGGTACATATGTACCAGACTAAAAATTAATGCGGGAAAGAACGATAAATAGAATTATGCTGAAAAGGCAAATTTAACTATAATAGGGTAATAGGAAATGTTAATATTAAAACAAAATACGGCGGCATCAGTCCCCACCCCGGCTGCGGGAAAAGGTACAATCTTCTTAAGTGATTCAGATGTACTGTCAGTCAAAAAGAGTTCAGGGGCAGTCGAATCGTTTCCAACGGTAAGTGGATCTGATACACAAGTCTTCTTTAATGACAACAATGCAATCGCAGGGGATTCTGCTTTTGTATGGAACAAGACAACAGATGTCTTAACAGTTACAGGAAACGTAGCGGCTACAAGAGTACTAACAGACAATCTGTTATATGCTAACGGAGCGGCATGGGACTTACAAGAACCAGCTGGTTCAACAACTGAAGTTCAGTTTAATAATGCTGGACAGTTCGGCGCAGACTCTACATTTACATTTAATTCAGGAACTGATACCCTATCAGCACCCACAGTTACAGCAACTACATTAAATGGTGTACTTGGAACTGCCGCTCAAACTAACATTACTACAGTCGGAACCCTAGGCGCACTAACAGTAACAGGAGCAATTGGCACAGGAAGTGTATCAGCAACAGGCGATCTTGGTGGTGTTAACTTAAACATGTCAGGTAACGCAATTATTACTGGTAACTTAGTAGTTAACGGTACAACAACTTCAACTAACGTAGACAATATGACTGTTGAAGATCCAATCATCAATCTAGGTGGTGGAGCAAACGGAGCGGCCCCTGCTAGTAACGACGGTAAAGATCGTGGTACAGAAATACAATATTATACATCAGAAGCAATCTTAGGTTTCATGGGTTGGGATAACTCAGAAGGTGAATTTATCTTCGGAGCAGACGTTCAAAACGCATCAGAAGTCATTACAGTTAACACATATGGTAACGTTCATGGTAACGTATTCATAGGTTCAGGTGCTGGATTATCAGCAATTGCTGGAGCAAACGTAACAGGAACAGTACCATTAGCAACAGCGGCAACTACTTCAGGTACAGTAACAACAGCCGCACAACCAAACATTACTAGTGTTGGTACTTTATCATCATTAGCATCAGGAGCATCAGCAACTCCAGCAGATTTCTCAGGAGCCGCAATAATCGGTGCTACAGACAATACAGGTGAGAATTTAGGTTCACGCATTGGTGTTGTAGGTGAAGCAAGAGGTGACTCTGGTGATACTGACATTACTGGTATTGGTGTATATGGTGTTGGTTCATCTAACGGCGCAACTAGAGGTTCTGGTGTATATGGTGTAGGTACAGTTACTGCAACTGGTGATACAGGAGCCGCAGTAGGTGTTAGAGGTATTACATCTGCTACTCATGCTTCAGGTATGAACGTTGGTTTATATGGTAAAGCATCAGGATCAAGTGTAAACAACTATTCTCTATATCTTGCACAAGGTAGTATTTCAACAATTGAAACTAGCCCAGTTTGGGAACTACAAGATAATCAAGCAGGTGCACTAAAGTTTGGTTCATCAGGCAAAGCAAATATTTTCTTAATTGAAACAACTGATAACTCAGAAGGTATTGCAACAACAGGTTACTTAAACGTAACTGGTAATATTACTGCAACAGCAGGTATTAAAACAGACAATTATTATTATGCAAACGGAGCACCATTAGACTTTCAACAACCAGCAGGTGCAAACACTCAAGTTATCTTTAATGATGACGGAGACTTCGGAGCAGACTCAACATTTACATTTGATAAAGGAACAGACACTTTATCAGCGCCAATTGTTACAGCAACTACATTAAACGGTGCATTAGGTACTGCGGCACAGACAGCAATTACATCTGTAGGAACATTAGGTGCATTAGCAGTTACTGGAAACATTACATCAGGTAATGTAGCAGGAACAGGTGGTGTCTTCACATATGTATCTGGAGACGGAGCAAACTTAACAGCAATCACAGGACAAAATGTTTCAGGTGAGGTTGATTTTTCACAAGTAGCAAATTCAGTAGCAGGTGGAAACGTATCAGGCGCAGTTGCATTAGCAACAAGTGCAACATCAGCAAATGCAGTAGCCGGAGCAAATGTCTCAGGTGAAGTAACATTTGCGGCAACAGCAAACACAGTTGCTGGTGCTAATGTTTCTGGAACAGTTCCTCTTGCAACAACAGCAGGAACCGTATCAACAGCCGCTCAAGGCAACATTACATCAGTAGGCACATTAAGTGGCTTAGGTGTTAACGGAACAATTACTGCTTCAGCAATCACAGCAAACACAGGAGTGTTTACAGGTGATGCAGGTGGATTATCAAACGTTATAGCAGGAAACATCAGTGGTACAGTAGCAACTGCAACAACAGCAGGTACTGTAACAACTGCCGCACAGCCAAACATTACTTCAGTAGGAACTCTCGCATCTGTAACAACTACAGGAAACGTAGATACTACAGCAAACGTTGTAACTGATAACATCATTGGTAAATCAGCAGGCATTACAATTACATCAATTGGAACTAATCAGCCGGTCACACTTGTACCAACAGGGTCAGGTGGAGTATCAGTTAGTTCAAAACGAATTTTAGACTTAGCAGAACCAACAGCATCAACAGATGCCGCTACTAAGCAATATGTTGATGACTTAGCACAGGGACTTGCAATACAAGCACCTTGTGTAGCAGGAACACCAGGTACACTAACATCTATTACAGGTGGAACGATCACTTATGATAACGGTACAGCAGGAGTCGGTGCAACGTTAACAACATCTTCAGGTAACTTTGATACACTAGACGGCATTAGTATTTCAACTGATGACAGAGTTCTAGTTAAAAACGAATCAACAACTGCAAACAACGGTATCTATGTTAAGACATCATCAACTGTTCTAACAAGAGCATCAGATTTTGATACTCCAGTAGAGATGGCAGGTGGAGACTTTGTATTCATACAACAGGGTACTACATTAAATGACACTGGTTTTGTAATGACAGACCCAGTAGCAACAATTGGTACAGACCCAGCAACGTTTGTTCAGTTCTCAGGAGCAGGTTCATTCTTAGCAGGTGCTGGACTTACACTAACTGGTTCAACATTCTCAATAACAGATACAGCAGTATCTGCACAAGCATACGGTAACGGAACACATAACGCAACATTCACAGTGAATGGTAAAGGTCAATTGACAGCGGCGGCTAACGTTGAAATTACTGCAGGCGCAGGCGCATTGACTGGTACAGTTCTTAATTCAAGTGTTGTAGATTCATCACTAACATCAGTTGGTACAATTGATACAGGTGTATGGGAAGGTACAGCAATCGGAGCGGCATACGTTGCAACTCTGAATCAGAACACAACAGGTACAGCGGGTACTGTAACAACAGCCGCACAACCTAATATTACTTCTGTTGGAACATTATCTGGATTAACAGTTAGTAACCCAATAGCAGGTTCAGTCACTGGTTCAGCAGGCTCTGCTACAACAGCAGGAAGTGTTGACGAGTCAGCAACATTTAACAATAGTGGATCAGGGGTTGCTTCAGGTACAACATACAACGGTGGCACAGCAAGAACTATTTCTTATAACACAGTTGGAGCGGCAGGCGCAGACGGTACAGGAGCATCAGGTACATGGGGAATTAACGTCTCAGGTTCAGCAGGAAGTGCAACATCAGCAACAACAGCAGGTACTGTAACAACAGCGGCTCAACCGAACATTACAAGTACAGGTACGTTAACAGGATTAACTGTCAACGGAACTATGAATGCTGGAACAATGCAGTCTACTACAATCACTACAGGATCATCTGCAACAGCAGGTACAATCACTGGTGATTATACACTGACATCAGGTTCAACTCTTAACGCAACATATGCTGACTTGGCAGAGAAATACACAGCAGATAAAGATTATGAGCCAGGTACAGTCGTAGTATTCAACGGAGAAGCAGAACTATCAACTACAGGACAACATGGATCTCATTGTGTTGCAGGTATTATTACAACTAATCCGGCTCAAGTCTATAACGCAGAATGTACAGCAGGCGAAGGTGAGCATGTCGTAGAACTAGCATTGATTGGACGTGTACCATGTAAAGTAATCGGACCAATCAGTAAAGGTGACATTATCGTAACTTCAGATCAAGCAGGATTTGGATGTGCGGCTGACCCAGAAACTGTCAAGCCGGGTACAATTATTGGTAAATCATTAGGTTCATTCAACGATGGTCTCGACGGAGTAGTAGAAGTATTAGTCGGTAGATGTTAATCTAAACAAACACATAAAAAGGGGTACTCGTTACCCTTTTTTATTGGTTATAATTTATCAAGCCTAATCTAATACTGATAAGTATATGTATGAATACTTTTACTCTGGGTTTTGATACTCGTCTGACAGAATGGCACAAATTAAGAGAAACATTAAAAGATTCAGAACTAGAAAACGTATGTGTAGAAGTAGATAAATTTTGGCAACAATGTCCGTTAAGTAATCATTATCTACACCCGCATGATATAAAAGATTGGCCCAATCCATGGCAACTCATACATGATAACATGTATTGTTATTATGCACGTGCTTTGGGTAACATATATACTTTGGCAATATTGGGTATAAAAAACATTGACTTATGTTCAGCAATCGATTATAATAATACAGAAGTAGTATTAGTCTTAGTGGACAACGCAAAATATGTGTTGAATTACTGGCCCGACTCGGTAGTAAATACTGTGCTGTCAGATTTTACAAATGTCAAATACATTGACATAAAGATGCTGGAAAATAAAATAAATTAGGTAAAGAATGAATATTAAAGTCACTAAAAGATCAGGAAAAATAGTAGAGTTAGAATTAGAAAAGTGGCAAGCACAAATAGCAAAAGTATGTGAAGGTGTATCGGACGTATCACAATCGATGATAGAGATTACATCACAACCTCACTTTTTTGATGGCATCACTACCAGAGAAATTGATGAACTTACTCTACGTGCTATTGTTGATCTTATCGATGAAGAACAAGCACCAGAAACAGGACACACTAACTATCAATTCGTAGCAGGTAAACAACGTTTGTCTATGTTACGCAAAGATGTATACGGTCAATATCAACCGCCTCATCTATATCAGATTGTAAAAACCAATGTAGAATCAGGTTTGTATACTCCAGAGTTACTTGAGTGGTATTCAGAAGAAGACTGGAACAAGATGGATAAGATGATCAACCATGAGAAAGATGAAAATGCATCTTATGCCGCTGTTGAACAAATGATTGGTAAGTATCTTGTAAGAAACAGATCAACCGGTCAAATCTATGAGACGCCTCAAGTAAGATATATGGTAGCCGCCGCAACAGTATTTCATAAAGAAGAACCTGAATCAGCAAGAATGAGATACATTAAAGAATATTACAATTGTGCTAGTGATGGATTATTCACTCTAGCAACTCCAGTACTTGCAGGACTCGGAACACCTACTAAACAGTTTAGTTCTTGTGTTCTTATTAAAAGTGATGATGACTTAGATAGTATTTTTGCATCAGGTGAAATGATGGCTAAGTATGCAAGTAAACGTGCAGGTATAGGTCTTGAAATAGGTCGTTTAAGACCCCTAGGGGCGCCTATAAGAGGCGGAGAGATCATGCATACGGGTATGATACCCTTTCTTAAGAAGTGGTTCGGAGACTTGCGTTCTTGCTCACAAGGTGGTATTCGTAATGCAAGTGCTACAGTATTTTATCCTATATGGCATCATCAATTTGATGACTTAATCGTTCTTAAAAACAATCAAGGAACAGATGAAACTAGAGTTAGACATATGGACTATGGCGTATGTCTTAATTCATTCTTTTGGAAACGATTTAAAAACAAAGGCAACATTACATTCTTTGATCCAAATGAAGTACCTGATCTTTATGAAGCATTCTATTCAGATACTGCTAAATTTGAAGAACTTTATATCAAATATGAAAGGTCCCGTAGCCTGCGGAAGAAAGTCATGTCAGCAGAAGAAGTCTTTAAGTCTGGTATCTTAAAAGAAAGAACTGATACAGGAAGAATATATTTAGTATATGTTGATAACGTATCTAATCAAGGACCATTCGATACTACAGAGCATCCAATCTATCAAAGCAACTTGTGTTGTGAAATATTATTGCCTACAAAGCCTTTTAAACGTTTAGATGATGATAAGGGACGTATTGCATTGTGTACACTGGGATCGATCAACTGGGGAGCATTCAGACACCCTGAGGACATGCGTAGAGCATGTCGTATACTTCAAAGAAGTCTATGCAACATCTTAGATTACCAAGACTTCTTATCGATTCAGAGTAAGTTAAGTAATGATGAAATACAACCGTTGGGTATCGGTGTTACTAATCTAGCATACTGGCATGCAAAACGAGATTACATCTATGGAGACAAAGATGCATTACAAGATGTTAAAGCATGGATGGAACATCAAGCATTTTTCTTAACAGAAGCAACAGTTGAAATGGCAAAAGAAAGAGGTAAGTGTTTAGATAGTGATAAGACATGGTATGGTAAAGGCAAGTTCCCTTGGGAACGTAGAGCAAAAGGTGTAAACAAACTAGCAAACTTTAAGCCAGAATGTGATTGGGAATCATTAAGAAAAGATATGAAAGAGCATGGTGTTAGAAATGCGACTCTAATGGCGATTGCTCCTGTAGAATCATCTAGTGTAGTAATCAATTCAACAAATGGTATTGAAATGCCAATGAGTTTAATCTCTGTTAAAGAAAGTAAAGCAGGATCACTCACACAAGTAGTACCAGACTATCACATTAAACGTGTAAGAAACTCTTATCAGTTGATGTGGGAACAAGAAGACTGTGATGCATATTTAAAAACAGCATCGGTGTTAGCGGCATACGTAGATCAAAGTATTTCAACGAATACATTCTACAATCCAGCACACTTTAAAGATCAAAAAGTGCCTACTACGTTAATTGCGAAAAACTTAATGCAGGCACATAATTGGGGACTTAAGACTTTTTACTATTCTTTAATAAATAAAGCGGGAGTCAAAAGATCAGACGAACAATTACAAGAAATAGCAAAACAATACATAGCAGAGCCAGAGTTTGAAGATGATGACTGCGAAGCATGTAAATTATAAGGGTTAATAATGAGCAAAGAACAATACGATTTATCGAAACAAACAACTTACTTAGAGAACAAAATGTTTTTAGATCCAGCAGGCCCAGTGACTATACAACGTTTTGAAGAAGTCAAGTATGATCAAATAGCAAACTTTGAAGAAACTGCAAGAGGATTCTTTTGGATACCAGAAGAAATTAGTCTGACTAAAGATGCAGGAGACTTTAAAGATGCCAGTGATGCAGTTAAACACATCTTCACTGCTAACTTATTAAGACAAACAGCATTAGATAGTCTACAAGGCAGAGGACCTGTACAAGTCTTTACTCCTGTTGTAAGTCTACCTGAACTAGAAGCATTAATGTATAACTGGTCTTTCTTTGAAACTAATATACACTCACGTTCTTACAGTCATATCATTAGAAACATCTATAATGTACCTAAAGACATCTTTGATACTATACATGATACAAAAGAAATTGCTGACATGGCATCTTCAGTGTGTGATTACTATGATGGTTTACATGAAATCAACTGTCAAAAAGAAATGGGCAAAAAGATCGATGAAGAAAAACACATCAAAGCAATTTGGATGGCTCTACATGCAAGTTATGCCTTAGAAGCATTACGATTTATGGTATCATTTGCTACATCATTAGCAATGGTAGAAAATAGAATCTTCATGGGTAATGGCAACATCATTTCATTAATCTTACAAGACGAATTACTTCACAAAGGTTGGACAGGCTGGATCATTAAACAAGTTGTCAAAGAAGATCCAAGATTTGCTAAAGCGGCAAAAGAATGTGAGAAAGAAGTATACGATATGTATATGGATGTAATTAGAGAAGAAAAAGAATGGGCAGATTACTTGTTTAAGAAAGGTCCTGTAATCGGTCTCAATGCAAACATTCTAAAAGAGTTTGTAGACTATACAGCATTAGAATCATTAAAAGCAATTAATATAAAATATAATGAACCTGCTCCAAAAGCAAGTCCTATCCCTTGGTTTAACAAGCATAGTGACACTAGCAAAAAGCAAACTGCACTACAAGAAAATGAATCAACTAACTATGTAATAGGTGTTATGTCAGAATCACTTGACTATGACGAGTTACCTGAGTTAGCATAAAATTTATTTGACTGTAGAAAATCGTATTAAATATACATATAACAATTACTAGGAGAAATAATGAAAGCCATTGTATGGAGTAAAGACAACTGCACTTATTGTGATCAAGCAAAAAAATTGCTTGAAGAAAAAGGCGTAGAGTTTGAAGAAAAGAAAATCGGACATGGATACACGTTAGAAGACTTACTAGCAGTCGTACCAAATGCACGTACTGCACCACAGATATTTTTAGGTGAAGAATATGTAGGTGGATTTATGGAACTAAAAGAAAAATTTATTAACTTTAACACTAACGCAAACGACTAGGAGTAATAATGGAAAACAAAGCAGTATCACATATTAAAGTAGGACAAGTCTACACACTTAAAATTTTTAGTGGAGAAGAAGTCGTAGCAAAAGTTGAATCCGTTGAAGATGGTTGGCTTGAACTATCAGATCCAGTATCATTAGCACCCAGTCAGACTGGAATGGCATTAGTTCCTAGTGTATTCTCTGCAAATGCGACAGAAAACGTAAGACTAAATAGTAATAGTGTTTCTTTTGTTGCAACTACAGCAGATGAAGTTAAAGACAAATATAGAGAAGCAACTACAGGTATACAAGTACAAGAAAAGAAAATATTGACAGGATAATGTTAGATGCCAAAATTGAGCCGAAAAGATGACAAGAACACTACAGGCGGCAAAATTTTAAAAGGAGCCGAGTCTGTCTTTGCTGTCGGCAAACCTGTAGGTCTACATGTTAGTGAGATATCTCCTCACAAACCAAAACCAAAAGAAAAACCTCACAAAAGTGCAAAAACAACTGAAGGTAGTCCTACTGTCTTTGTAGAAGGAAAACCAGTATTATATTTAGGCTCTGGTAATGATTGTAAACATAAAATAGTTGAAGGCGCAGATACTGTTTTTGTAGAAGGCAACTAATCAATGGCAGATACAGGTAAACAAAGTCCTTTAGGTCAAAACGTTTTAGGTGGCCTCTTACAGAATCGATGTCTTCAAATTAACCCTAATGCTGAATACTACATGGGAATTAGTACATCTAACTCTCAATACACTTACGGCGCTCTTGTAGAGAATACTGTGCTTAGAATGCTCACATGGGCTATTAATGACGGCTTTACTAGAGGTGTTATATCTGATAGTACGTATAATAATCTTATTTCAATTAGTGGCAACGGTAAGTGCCATGCATTAGGAAATTCAAAACCACCTACATATGTAGCAGAAGACAAATCAGAATCATGGGCTGGAAAAACAGAAGGGTCATTTGATTGTAAATCAGTAGAGTTTGGAGAATCAGCAGGAGTTGCTGGATCAAGACCAGGACCCGCAAACGCAGGATATTCTGTAACAGGAGATACTGACTACGGACAACAAGCAACTTGGTTACCTTACAATACAACAAACCCTAATAAAAGTATAACTCAATGGGGTTGGATTAGATGTCATGCTTTACAAGCACATAACGAATTTAACTATCATGCAAAAGTAGGATCAGAAGGACAACTTTCTCCTCCTAAGTATGAATCATTTGCTGGATCAATGAATGAAGCCACAAGTTTTGCTAATTATACTAATAAAACAATTAGCACTTCAGAAAATGCACAAACGTTCTTAGAAGGTACATTCAGTAATATGGATGATCTTATTACAGGAGATGTAACAGGTGTTAGTTTATTTACTAACGGTCTTGCATATGATCTGCAAAATCTACAAAAAGTATTTGATTTTAAAAAATTAGATCGTTTCGGTTATCCTTCTACGTTGCTACAACAATTACATGAAAACGGTGGATTAACACAAGACTTAAATTTAAACTTAGGATCAGCAGGATTGTCTGCAAAAGAAATTAGAACATTATCTACTGCAAAAACGCACGGTACTCCAGAACAAGAAAGAAAAATATACACCGCTTATTTAGGAATAACAGGTGATAATTTAGTTGCTTCAGTATCAACATTAACTGATAATGGTTGGTTTTTGCATAGATGTAGTTATGTTGGATCACAAAACAGATATGGAATACGCACATTAGCCGATATATTAAATCCATTCTATTTGTTTTATAATAGCAACAAAACACTTACAGTACCTGTTTATAATGACGAATTAGGAAGACCAACAGGGTCAAAAACATATTATTTAATATACAATGATGACGGCTCAGTCAATAGTGCAATCAATACAACTAATGTTAAAAACATTGTTGGAACACTTTTTACTGATGGGCCTCCAGCACCGTCTACATCTCAATCAAGGGAAACTCCAACAACAACATTACCTAAAGGATTTGATTCTTATTTAGGAGGACCAAACGTTGTTATTCCTGCTGAAATAGGATTAGCATGTGCCGCACTTAGATATTCATTTTTACAAATTAGTAACATTGAACAGATAACTCCTGGCAAATTAGGAAATTGTTTAAGAAACTTACAGATATTAGATGCTGAAAGTGTAGGCTCTGGAGCCAACGGCACACAAGCAGGAGCAGGCAATAATCCAGCAAGTTTACAAAAACCAGTCGATGAAAACTTAGTAGAAACAATCAATGAAGAAATGGGTTTAGGATCTGGATTTGCCGGTACTTATCGTATGGACGACTTTTTTGGTTGTATGTCAGGCAATCCATACTGGTGGTCAAGTATATTCAGTTACTTAGCGGGTGATTCGGAAATACAAAATGTCACAGGAGATGCTTATACTTCAGAACTGGCAGCCATATATCAACAGTTATTTTTAGCAGTATCATGGGAAGCACCTACTTTTTCTGTTACATTAGAATATCAGTGTGTACAGAATACACCAAAATATGCAAACCCTGCGAATCCAGATTATCAACCAGACCCGGCTCAACCCAATTATGATAACTTTCCATACTTAGAGTATAATGATAATAGTATTAAGACAATGGATCAATGGACAGTTGCTACATTCTACGGTCAATACAGAATTAAAGGTGGAGATGTGTTAACAGGTGATGGTGGAGGATACGGAAGAGGAGGAGCACCTGATCCAGTATGCACTATTAACTACGGAAGTTATAGTCCAGACGGAGCAACTGTAACAATTTCTGGCATTGGCAGAAATGATAAAGACACAGGAAGCAATGGCGGTGGAACGTTCGGAAGAATAAAAGGGGCAACTATCTCAACAGGAACATTTCAACAATGGACTAGTACGCCGATACCGATCCCTGCAACACAAGGTACACCAGACGGACCTCCCCCGGGCTTTACTGCAATTGCGACACCGCAAGAATCTAATCCAGGTTATAGTGCGCCAGTAGCCGACACAGATATTGTGTTAGAACCTGAATATCCTCCTACAGGAACTTATAATTGGAAGCCTGCAACAGGAGCAACTAACTCAGCCTTCGGATCATCTTATAATTATAATACAGTAACTCAATACTATATAACTGCGGCTAACAATTTTATTTTTAACCTTAGTAATAATGGTAGTATTGATGCCTTTTTAACTAGAAATCTTAACGCACTGTGGAATGTGTTGGGTAAACAAATGAAAGTTGAGCAACGTACTAGATACAATGCTTTAGGTAGAGTAGAAATACCGAGAGATCCTTTTGTTTATACTAACCAAGATATAGTTTCATGGGTTGATAATATTCCAGAAATTGTAAAACCGCAATCAGTATATGATTCAATACAAGGAAGAGTTACTATAGAAGCAATTGTAGACAGAGCATGTAATGTAGGACAAAATATTGTTGCAATGATGAGAGAATCAAACAATGAACAAGCCCTTGCAAACTGTGGTATACCCCTAAACAATAATATTTCAGATAAACTTCCTAAAAACGTACAAGATGCCCTTCACGGTAACGGGACATTTCCAAGAGCAAATGAAGGTATTCCTGTCGGAGACATTGAATGGGTCAATCCAGGGTTTCCTGATATCTTTGGCCCAGACGGCCCTACGATCGGACCCGGAGGAAAATATGTATCACCGACTTTTGTACCTATTGATAAATCAACACCCGGTAGTATAGATCCAATACTTAATAATGATCCTAATCCTCAAGTAGGCCCTGTTGTTGCTAACGGTCCACCAGAATTGATAATTTCAACTTTACCTCCTCTCTTTACAGGAGATCCTGTTAGAAAAACTCGCCCTGATGGCGGAGGCGGTGGCGGCAGTAATTCAGGCGGCGGTCAACCAAGCGGACCTAATCCCCCTTTTATACCTCCCCAAACTGCTGAAGAAGCAATCGACAAAGTTATTCATTGTAACTGTGATTGTTGGGACTTAATAAGTTAAAACTTTTTCTACCTACCCCTTGACTCGTATTAAATATTAGTATACAATATACTAAGAGGACTATATATGAGTTATTATTTTACGAGTGAGAGTGTCTCAGAAGGACACCCGGATAAAGTTGCAGATGCAATCAGTGATGCTATACTAGATTCATTTATGCAACACAAAGATCCTACTCTAAGATGTGCGTGTGAGACATTAGTTACTACAAATAAAGTAATAGTAGCAGGTGAATATAAAGGATTTATCGACAGTTTAGATGTTGAATATCTTGTACGCAGAGTTGTTAAAAATATTGGCTATGAACAAGACGGATTTCATTGGAACAATCTAAGTATTGACAATTTATTACATGGACAATCTCCTGATATCGCATTAGGAACAGATACGTTTGGTGCAGGAGATCAAGGTATAATGTTTGGTTATGCAACTAAAGACACAGAAACATACATGCCCGCCCCTCTTTATTATTCACATAGAATTGTAGAAATGCTTACAGCAGTTAGAAAGCAAGGAATTATACCTTGGTTAGGTCCTGATTCTAAATCACAAGTCACTGTAGAATACAATGACGATAGCACAGTAAAACGCATAGACAAAGTAGTTTGTTCTACTCAGCACTCAGAACAGGTCGATATAGAGACTGTGAGGGCACAAATACAAGAAGTAATACAAAAGACTTTGCCTCAAGAACTCTTAGATGAAAAGACACAGTACTTAATCAACCCAACAGGTAGATTTGTTGTTGGTGGACCTGACGGAGATTCAGGTGTTACTGGCAGAAAGATTATTGTTGACACATATGGTGGAGCCGCACCTCATGGTGGTGGAGCATTCTCTGGCAAAGACCCATCTAAAGTTGATCGATCAGCGGCATACATGGCTCGTTATCTTGCTAAAAATATTGTAGCATCAGGAAAATCAGATTGGTGTAACATTCAATTAAGTTATGCAATCGGTGTTGAGCAACCAACAAGTGTCTATGTAGAAAGTGATAGAGATAGTAGAGATTTAACTAAATGGATTACAGAAAACGTAGACTTATCTCCTAAAGGCATTATCGACAGATTTAATTTATTCTCCCCTATTTACGGAGCGACTACAAATTATGGTCACTTTGGAAAAGAATATTTACCTTGGGAACAAATCAATCTATTCCCTGAAACAAAGCCAAAGAAGAAAGCAGTTAAGAATAAATAGACTTAGACAAAGGAGTCTAGTTATGAAACAGACTATCAACGCAGTATCAACAAGAGTTGATACTCATGGCTTATAGTGATAAAGTAATAGACCATTATGAAAATCCTCGTAATGTAGGTAAGATGAATGCTGACGACCCGAATGTTGGCACTGGAATGGTAGGCGCCCCCGCTTGTGGTGATGTAATGCGACTACAGATTAAAGTTAATGATGAAGGAGTCATAGAAGATGCTAAGTTTAAAACATATGGATGCGGGTCTGCAATTGCATCAAGTAGTCTCCTCACAGAATGGGTCAAAGGTCAAAGCATCGACCAAGCAGAGACAATCAGAAACACTGAAATCGCGGAAGAACTCGCACTCCCGCCAGTCAAGATCCACTGTTCGGTATTAGCAGAAGATGCAATCAAAGCCGCAGTCAACGATTACAAAACTAAGAACAATTGATTCACCTTGTGTAGGTATATGTAATATTGACTACAATACTGAAGAAGAACTTTGTAGAGGATGTGGTAGAACGATTAATGAGATTGCTCAGTGGTCCATATTAACTGATGAAAACAAAATGTTAATTAATGAAGTAGCAACAAAACGTATGAAAGAGATCAGTTTTGATCAAGGATTTTAAAACAGAAATGGATATGTCTCCTAAAGGATTCGGATTACCAAAAAAACTTTGGCGTCAACTATTTAAATTTAGAAACAAAACTGTAAAGTATTGTGCATCAGATGAAATGTTCAAACAGATGCCATTCTATAATGCATTCATGCAATTACACCCTGAAAGAGATTTTGAATATACATTCAACTCATGGGGATTTCGTGCTGACTATGACTATGAAGCATTAAACGTAGACGGCAAAAAAGCAAAAATAATACTAGCAATCGGCGATAGTTTTACTATGAATGTTGGTGGACCTTTAGAACATAGTTGGCCCAGTCAATTACAAGAAAGATGTAACATTCCAATTCTTAATGGTGGAGTAGATGGATTAGGGCCTGACTCTTATCATTTAATTGTAGATAAAATGAGAAAGTACTTTGATGTACAACATACTTTTTGTCTATTCAACTTGCATGGTGGAGCCTCAGCAGATCAACTTGCAGATGCTAACTCGACTGAACAAAAAATACATATTTTAAAAGAATATGAATGGCCAATAGGATCAGAGATTGCATTCATTCCTCCTTGGTGTTGGGATCCTAAAATGAAGCAAATTTTATTAAGTCATTTCCCAGATGCTCATGCTTATATGAAAGAGATTCCCTTAATATGGAAAGATATTCCTTATGATATCTTTATGTTGATAGCCCAGCAAGACTATCAGATGTATTCTAATAGCAAATGGCCATCACTAGAAGCAATATACACGCAACTGGCAGCCGAGAATCACATGGATAATATGTTAAGTGATTCAGATAGATATTTCTTTATGAAAGCACTTACTGTAAGGTGCGGTGGATATGTCTATCGTAATAGAGACTTTAGGCATATGAGTAAAATGTCTAACAGTATGGTTGCTGATTATTTTTACGAGAAACTAGATCCAAAATTTATAAAACTTAGATAGTTAATAAGGGGACATATCTAATGAGTGCGAGTAGACGTAGACATGCGAATCGATTGAGATCCAACCAACAAAGGAATCGTAGAATTCAGTTTTCTAATCAGAAAAAGAAAGTTAAAATTGAAGTAAAACCTAGTGAGTAACTAATTTTATTACTTTGTTTATTCTTCCGGATTTCATTAATTTATGAAAGGCTTTAAAGTATTTTCGTGCCATGTTTCTCCTATGTGACAGTAATGTTACAAAATTGTGACATATAAGTATATATGCCTATTAACACCAAAAAAATATTTTACTACTTAAAAATCAAGTAAATACTACACAATCAACAACATTTTACTTTAAAGGAGTATAAAAATTGAAAACAGTAGGCGATAAATTTCCCGCATTCTCATTGCCGGGTATTGATGAAAACAACGAGTTTGTCCAAGTAGATATACATGAAAGTTACACCCCACATAAAAAAGATTGGTCTGTAGTTTATTTCTATCCTAAAGACTTTACATTTGTTTGCCCAACAGAAATTGCTGGTATGGATGTTTTATCATCAGAGGCGAATGTTGTTGGTATTTCAGGTGACAATGAGTTCTGTAAACTTGCATGGAAGAAAGAAAATGCATTGATAGGAGATATTAATCACACTCTAGCCGCTGATTGTGGATTAACACTATCACGTGAATTAGGTATTGTACATGAACAAGCAGGAGTTTGTTATAGAGCAACGTTTATCTTTGATAAAGAAAGAACTATTCAGCATGTATCGATCAATGCTTTAGATACAGGTAGAAATGCAGATGAAGTACTAAGAACATTAAAAGCATTACAAGCAGGCGGACTTACAGGCTGTGCTTGGGACGAAGGTCAAGAACTCTTAGGTTAACTTATAAGTATTGTTGTGTAAAGGCATCATTTAAACCGCATGTCTTTGCACATACTTGAAGTTTGCCATCGTTACAACTAGTCTTTTCCCAACTATCTTCAATAAGATTAAAATAATTATTCTCTAATATTTCTTCAATTGTATAATTGAGAGCATTGATTTTATCTTTTCCAACTTTATTAATTACAGACCATATCTGACTACCTTTAGGAGTGTGATACCAGTTGTACATTTGTCCTGCTACCCAGCAACAAGGTTGTAAGATTCCTTCAGCACTTACATAGATACTTTTTTCTTCTTTTACTTTACATTTAATGGGTGTAGAGTCATAATGTTGTTGAACTTTAGAATGTGGATTGAATAATTCTGGGTTTAAATTACCTAATAAATCTACTTTTTTTGTTGGAAAAATAATGTCTTGTTCTTCGGCTATACTCGACATCTCTCTAGTATATAAATTGTCGTAGGCCGCCCCTCTGGGCTCTCTGATGACGATTTCAGAGCCATGTCTGTCGATTGTTTTGATATATGTTTTAGTGCTTCCAGACACACTAGAAAAGAATCTACTAGACGTTTTTACTTGAAACTTTTGGAAACCCATTTGCTCTGAAAGTCTTTTGGCCTCTTGGACTTGATGCTCATTATGTTCAAAGACTATATACTCCCAATGAGCAATTCCACCAGCATCTATGAAAGACCCTGCGTTCTCCATTATCTTGTCCCATATGGTATTTTTACGATATAAATAATTGGTATCTTCTAGTCCGTCAATACTAAAAATAACATACCCGTCAGTACCAATAACTTCTGCTAATTCTTTCCACCAATATGTAGTTCTTGCTGATCCATTAGTATTCATGCTCAAGTATATTGTTGGGTTAACACTTCTAAAGTGTTTAAATACTTTTAATGTGTCTTTAGCAACTATAGGATCTCCATAATTACCACACATAAACATATGATTTAATCGTTGAATAAATGTGTCAGGAAAAATAGTAACGATATCATTTAATGATAGTTCAGCATTTTGCAACCAAGGATTATCTTCTCCTCCGTTTATGTTTCTTGCACACATAGGACATGCGGCATTGCATTTTTCTGTAATTTCTAAATGTACTGTTTTAATGTCATTATAATCATACATTACTTTCTACCGATGATCATGTAACGATTGTAACTTGAACTCCCATAATCAAAGTATTTTGTTTCTTCATAAAACAATTCACTCATTTGAAATCGTTCTTTTAATGCTTCTAGTGATGAGCAAGGATTGGTAATTAACCAAGGTTCTTCTTCTTTAGATACATCACTTGATTGTATACACACTAACGCATTGGGATCAACGTTGGCATACCAGTCATCACTCATGTGTTCTACACTACAGTTAATTACTACAGTATGTCCTTGCAAATGATAGTTGTCTGCATTTGTACAAGTGTTTCTAATTTGTGAGTTTGTGCCTAGCATATAGCCTTGACATAATATATCAGCGCCTCTAATCGCCTCTGAGTCGATATCTATGCCTAAGATGTGTTGATACATGCTTTTATTACGAGTTAAAAGCATAAATCCTAACAGATTATACCAACAACCTACTATGGCAACTACAGCATTTTTTGGTATATACTGTTCAATAGTTTCACAAAGCCATAGTTTGCTTTGTGTTTGACCATGAGAAAAAGATAATAGATCCATAATACTATTTAATGGGTAATAAAACCGTTGACAAAAAATAATGCGACTGCTATAATACTCACTAAATATATTGATAAATGCTACCGTAACTCAGTGGTAGAGTAACTGATTTGTAATCAGTAGGTCGTCCGTTCAAATCGGACCGGTAGCTCCAATTTAGGGGCCGTAGTTCAGTTGGGAGAACGTCTGGTTTGCAACCAGAAGGTCGGCGGTTCGACCCCGCCCGGCTCCACCAAGTGCGAAAGAGAGTTTATGAATCTTAGAGAAAAAATAGATAACAGAATGGATCAACTGCAATCTTGGATGGAGAGCAACTATCATTTAGAAAATGCCCAAGAAGTCTACGACCATACTTTAACAATCAGTAAGTTTTGGTCAGTGATGTCAGAAGAAGACAGAGAATATGTACAGATGGCTCAGAATGCTTGTGAAGATAAGCAAGTTTGGGGAAAAGTTTGATGCAACACAATTTAGCCCGGGTGGTGGAATTGGTAGACACAAGGGACTTAAAATCCCTCGACAGTAATGTCATGCCGGTTCAAGTCCGGCTCCGGGTACCAATCACATGTTAACAGAAAAAGTATTAGAAGTCAATCATTGGTCTGATCGTATTTTTAGTTTTAAAACAACTAGAAGTGAATCATTTAGATTTAACTCTGGTGAGTTTGCTATGATCGGTCAAATGATTGCTGATAAAAAAATAATCAGAGCATATAGTGTTGTTAGTCCTCCTTGGGCTGATCACTTAGAGTTCTTAAGTATTAAGAACGTAGGTCTTTTAACTAATGAGTTAGCAAACATTAAAGAAGATGATGAACTTATACTTTTACCTAAATGTACTGGGACTTTGCGTAATACATTTCTAACTGAAGGAGGTAAAAGATTAGTTCTACTTGCAACAGGCACAGGACTTGCTCCTTTTATGTCAACTATAAGAGACATAGATTTAATAGAAGCCTATGAAGAAATTCATTTAGTTCATAGTGTGAGAGACAGAGATGATTTAGCATACTGGTATGAGTTGTTGTCTGTTTTTGAAAACGAGCCTGACTTGCATGAACTATTAAAAGACAAATTTGAATATACAGCCTTGGTAACAGGTCAAGGAGATCCACGTATAGATGCAAGATTTATACAAGCAGATGATCGTGTTATGGCATGTGGTAATTTACAATTTAACTATGATGTGGTCGAGTGGTGTAAAGAGTTAGGCATGACTGAAGGATCAAATAGAGAGCCTGGTCAGTTTGTTATTGAAAAAGCATTCGTGGATCAATAGCCAAAAAAAAGCAGACCGAAATCTGCTTTTTAATATTCTAAATTTACTCTTTTGTAAATAAATGAATCAGTATTATTGCTACTAACAGTCCAACTAACCCTTGTTCACCAAGAGTGTTAACTATATTAAGCAATCCGCCGACAACATCGATACCCATTAGGTCACCGAATAGAATGCCTGCTAAAACACCAAGACCTAATAGGCCCATAAAGATGCTTGTTAGTCCTTTGACTAGGTCATTGACTATTGCTATTACATTATTCATATTGAGTCCTCCTCAAATATTTGCATTATTGCATTTCCTCACTAATATTTAGTGGATTTTAGGGTGTTTATAAAGAAGTATTCTTTAATTGCTGTTAAATAACGGTTTTTTTGGGTAAATATTAGACTTTTCGGATAACCCACATACGAGAATGAGCAGATGCTTCATTGTTTGGCATAACTACAAACGGATCAGAAATTAAATCTAATTCAATAATATTGTCTTCTTCAAGTTGATCAATCTTATCTTTAAAGCCCATTGACTCAAAAATATTCTCACCTATCGAACAAACTAAAAGTCCGTTTGGTTTTAATATTCTAAAGAACTCATCTAAACATTCTGTACCTAGATGTCCTCTTGCTAAAAATCCTACACACAAAATTGCATCAACAGAATCTGTATCTATATTAATTGGTTCTTTTAAATTTGTTTCAGTAAGAGATGTATAAATATTTTTCTTTTCTGCTTCTGCTAACATCTCCGGAGAGTAATCAAGACCATGTAAATTTGTGTAGCCTATATCAGCAAGAGTTTGTCCTGGCCATCCCGACCCGCACCCTGCATCTATAATCTTAGCATCTTTGGCAATCCCAACATTAGGAAATATAGATTTAATATATGTGGGATATGCATATCCACCTTCTACCATTTCTTCATCATACACTTTTGACCAGCCTACATACAAATCTTTTAATTTAGTATTATCGGTTTCATCATAAGTTACTTTTAGCCAATTAACGTGATCGTTCATTTTTTCTCCTGAATTTATTTAATTATACATAAATAACGGTTTTTTACATATAATACTATTTAGACCGTTAAAAACCTGCTAAATAATAACACGGGAATGCATTTTGCACCCCGTAGAGTGAAATCAATGGAGGAAACAATATGGATTTTCAAACAATACTAGCAATTGCAATTATTGCAGGCGTTGTGTTCTTTGTGATGAAAAATCGCAAAGGCAAATCTACAGGTGGTTCAGGTCGTGCCAAATCAGGTGCGGGCGGTTCTATCTCTAAATACAAAAACGCAAAACGTAAGTAAGAACTAACCCATCTTATCAAATAATAACATTGCTAAATGCAAGGAGAGAAAATATGTTAGAAAGCATTAAGAGTCTTATATCGGCTCATTTCGATAACGTAATAAAATTAGTGATAGCACTATCATTAGTTTGTATTGCATCAAGTGTCAACGCCGCTCCCACAATGAGCGGAACAGTTGGCGTATCATCAGACTATATCTTCAGAGGTCAGTCACAACACGTAGGTAACCATCAACTATCAGCATCGTTAGATGCAGAGTGGGCGGGTATGTACGGAAGTGTATGGGTATCAGAAGTAGACTTCGGTGACGGCAAAGCCTCACATGAAATCGATACAGTTGTCGGTCTTAAGAAAGACTGGGAACACATTGGTTTTAACGTAGCCTATATTGATTACGCATATAGAGGTGATGAATCTTTAGACCGCGAAGAAATATTATTGTCTGCATCTATCGCCGGTGTTACGATGTCACATTTTATGGGACAAGACGAAGCACCAGACTACACAGAATTTTCAACAGGTCTTTTAAAGATCGTTGATGTGGCGTATGGCGACAGAGATGGAGTAGGCACACACTGGTCAATTTCAAAAGGATTTGATATGGCGAAAGGTCGTGTCTCTGTAGGTTGGACAGAATTTACTGCTGATGATTTTTCAGGACACTTGGATGAAGATAACTTATATGTAAGTTACCTGTACACATTCTAAGTTAGTTACGAACACCAGGCGCCTCTCATTTTGATTGGCGCCTTTTTTGTGGCTAAAAATAATGTTTTTAAATATGAGGCATAAATAGAGTCGAAACATTTATAACCTTACGTTATAAAGTTTTATAAGGGTCATGAATAAAGGGAATAACACACATGCACAGAACACATAGAGTAAAAGAACAAATAGAATTGGTATGCCTCATTAGTATCTTCTGTTTTTCAATTCTCGCAATCAGCCCTATATAATATTACACACAGAGAATATAAAAATGGTCATTGACACAAAAGTTAGGTTTAGTTTTTACACAATGCTTATGATATCTTTACATACACTAGATAGTGGTGCAGGGATAATGGCAGCATTAAGAAATTATGAAGGTACATCACACTACAGACAGACAGGAGAATTATGAATACTATCAAATTAGTAATCAATAAATCAGGCATTTTTAAGAAAGTAGATCAGAAGTTAGAAGCATTATGTTATGCTATGCTTTGGGGATCGATGTTTTTATGTATGTCACAATTATTTTACATGTAAGATAACATGAGAGACGCAACACCAAAAGAACAACAAGCATGGTTTGAAGAAGACTTCTTTATGAAAGGAGACTTTGATGTAATGAAGTTGTTTGTAGTTGTCCCGGCAGTAATACAAATTATGTGTTTGGGTATGATGGGTTTGGTGATGTTATTTAACTCATATTTGTTTTAATGTTAAAAAATGCTTTAAAAGCCCTTATGGGTTTGGGTAAGCCGAGTGGACCAATTGAGTTGACTGCTACAAATATTTTGATTTTTGCATTCCTCCTTGCTTCACTATTTTTGGGAACAGTTTCAGTTCTTCTGCTCGGTACTTACTTTTTAAACAACTAGACTATTAATTTCTACTTCATCAAACATTTTAATACAACGAGTATTAACTTCATTGTCCCTTGTTATCCATTCAAAATTAAATGACTTTCCAGTTCGTTGAAATCCTGCTCCAGCATATGATAACCATGCTGTATTTTTGGGGAAACTCCAACAACCTATTGCGTTTTCATGGTAAGCCTGTGAAACAGTTTTAAGTAATAATTTTTTTCCTATAGCCCTCTTTCTGTATTCTTCTTGTACAAATAAACCTCTTGATCTATATAATCGATCCATTGTCATGTGCCCAGAGTTACAACCTACAAGTTTATCATTATCAAATGCTCCCCAAAACGTAGGAGTAAATTTTTGATTTTCTAAATCATAATGATCAATGAATTCAAACTTATATGTTTCTTCATTTTTAACTCGCATTAAAAAACAACTCATAGCACTTGTCGGTTCTAAAGACATATTAGGCATATACTTTGTCCACATAGTTAGTATATCATCGTATGTAATTTTTTTAATATGAATCATATAGGAAAATCTATTTTATACATTGCTTTATCCAGTGAGCCTGGTAAATACAAATCGTCTTTATGAGCCCAACGCACAGTAAATGCTAGTCTAGGTTTTTTATCTGGACTCATGTTAGAATTAACTCCGTGAAATGCGGCATTCCCGTTAATAGATATTGCTTCATTTTGTTTGGGTCTATAAACGTAACCGCTCAGAAAGTATAACTCTCCACCATGCCCAGGAACATGATCGTGTAAGTAAAATGTAAGTGATCTTGCTCTTGCATGTCTGGCTGAAGGAGTATTAAAAAACTGATCAGCCATATCTGCATGTGCATGAAGATAACTTTGATAGTCTAAGTAATTAAGGTGAAGTCTAAAAGGTATCCAATCTTTATTATGTGGGTTTTGATTCTTAAATGTATGAAGATGATGAAAGAATACAGGATGAATTGTTTTTCTTAAATGATGCCACGTCCAATCAACTATAGAATCAGACGATTGAAACCACCAATCTTTTTCAGAAGTTAAATCATAAACTACTTCTTGTTCTCTGTTGTTTTGTTTATGTGATGCAAGATGAATTCGTTTATCATCATACGTAAATGAAGTTCTATGAGTTTGGTGTGTTAATCTATTAGGTCTATCTAAATGTGTTTTAACTGTTTCTTTTAATGTTTTATAGAAATGATCGTCATACACAGAGGAAAATTTATATGCATGTAAAGGTTGTGCGATGTCTGACCAATGCTTGTTGGGCTTGTCTTCTTTGTATTCTTCAACGATCATAAAGATATTTATGATCTAAATTTAGGTCACTAACATTTACATCCTTTAATAAAACAAGTAGAATCAGAAGCATGTATTACTCCGCACATACATCTACTAAAATAAGGTTGTTGTTTTATATAAGAACACAATTCTATATCTTTTTTGAATTTGTTTTGCATCCAGTTTAAATTGTCATTACTAATTGCACTTGGTCCTATACCGATGAAATTGTTGTTAGTCACATTTAGTGGTGTGTTAATTAGCAGTTCTTCTTCTAAATATGGCATCATTTGTAATACACTATCTTTAAGGCTTGAAAAATCAAAGACTCTCATTATTTTATGTTCATGTTGTTTGAAGTTAGCAAGCCATGTCTCACTGATAGTATCAAAAAAATGATGATTAGGATGACCGTGCTTTCTGTACTCTGTTATACAATTATCTATTGAAAGACTTCCTAACTCTTGTCCGTTATGATGTTGAAATACATGTCTTAATGCACTTAAAAATCTTTCGATTGGATCTCTTAATATAAACACAACACTAGTGTCTATATTTTCTATTGTGTATGCGTGATTATTGGGCCCAGTTGCATGTACTAACTCTCTGAACCAAGTGCCACCTGTCTTTGGGATATGTAAGAAATTTGAAGTACCTTCGCAACAAAAGATTTTCCAACTAAAAGTGCATAATCCCGATGCCTGTGTGGCATACACGTTAGGAGTTACTGACTTTGAACCACTGCCCCGGGTCATCGAACTTCATAAAGTATTTGAAATCATACTTTGGCTTGTCTTTCCAATCATAAGGATCATCGAATCTGTTTTCTAAGATGTAAGTCTTACCGTCTATAGCAACACCACATACTAAATGATCTTCACCTGTTTCAGTAACACAGTATATCACAGAGACATCTTTTCTGTCAATACCTTCTTTGATTAATAACTCTGCACATGTATTAGCAAAGCCATCACAATCATCTTTGAATTGTTCGCCGGCTAGAACTGCATCTGCATGACTAGTCCAATGTTCGGCTTGCATGTATTGCTTGTCATCATGTAGATATGTAAATTTACTTTCGACTAATGCATGAACTTTTTTTGCGATTTGATTACTCATCTTCTACCTCTTCTTCTTTGCAAAGAATAGATTCAGGTTCTCGTTCACACATTTCTTTTTGTCCCTTAAGGACGATGTTGACAGGTTCTCCTGTCATCTCTGTTGGACCTGTTTCTTCGACAACAGTAGTGGCGCAACTTACTAAAAAGCAAATTGCAAATAGACTGATTAGTCTTTGTATTCTTCTTTCCATAATGTCCATCCACCGTATACGATAGCGGCGTAAGCAACTATAGTTGCAATGCCTTTAAACATTAAAAAGCATACACCGGCTGTAATTAAAGCGGCTCCGTCCCAAGATGTTCTTTCTTTTAATCTTGCACTTACCCAACCTTTAACGAAACTGAAAATTGATTTAATTTTATCCATAATATTTCCTTTATTTAATATTTCTAGCCCAGTATGCAAAGAAACTGATACTATTAATATCTGTTAATGCTAGTGTTACGTCAGAACTTAAAGTACTGTTTTCATCAGTAGCGGCCCCGTCTCCCCATTCGTTAGTGTGGAAGTAAAAAATATTATTAGTTGACAATTTAACTTTGCTTGTTTCTCCATGACCAACAAACTCTACCATTTCTAATTTAGTATCTTCGGGTAGTACAACTTCTTTAGCAGTCGTAATAGAAATAAGACCTGTCTCAGAATCAATAGACATATAAGGAGCATATTTTGCTTCTATCGCAGGGTCTACAAATTTAAATGAGTAAGAAGGTTTATCTTCTGGATATAATTTAAGCCAAGTTGAAAAGTTTAAGTTTGAATTTATATCAACAACCATCGGACTATCGTCATCACCGTTATTAACTACGCCAAGATATGAAACCATTCCTGATTCTTTGTAATTAGCAAGTGGATCAGCAGTGAATACATATGCCAATCTATTTTGATTTTCAGTAAATGTAGTATCTTCAAATAACAATGCGTTTGGAGTCGCAGTTGTCATAATTGTTTCTTTCATTTCATTAGAACTTACCATACCTGATGTCATTGATCCAACTACACCACATATGCCAGCAACTAAAGGCGCCGCAAACGATGTACCTGATGTGATACCGTATTGTTCTGTTGATCCTGCAGTATGTGCTACCATGATGCTTTCACCTGGAGCAAATAAATCTAATGACATACCTGCCGCTGTTGTTAAATCTTCATCTCCAGGAGAGATGTTGTTGAAACCTGCTGGGATATCATACTTATCACTAGCACCGACTGTTAAACAACCGTCTATGCCTGCTGGAGTAACTAACTCAACATCGATACCACTGTTACCAGCAGCCGCAATGACTGTTACACCTGCACTTATTAATGATTCAATTTTTGCATCTAAGAATGATGAACGTGCAACACCCCAAGATATGTTTAATATACGTGTTGTGTCTGGATCTGCAACACAATCTGCTTCTATTGCATCTAAACATTGACCTAATTCTAAGATTGATGCTTGTTTGCCTACACCTGGATCAATTAATTTACCGTCATCGTCAATTTTATTACCTGCAATTTTTGCTACCTTAAGTTTGACATTATCTGAGATACCTAAGTTAGTACCTACTGCCATTGATGCAACTGAAGTTCCGTGACCTAGTTGATCTCCGTCTTCCCATATGCCCGGTACAGTCCACCAATTTTCAATTTCTAAATCTGCACCTTGAAACTCTGGATGAGTTTTGTCAATGCCTGTATCCATAATATATAGTTCTGGTTTTCGCACATAAGTTGTATCATTCATTGTATATGATGATACTAGTGGACGATATGTTGATGCAACTCTAATACGTGCCCATTGACCATCTGCACTGAGAGGATCTGTACTAGAACTTGAATCTACATTCATTCCCCCAAGACTACTTGTTGCCAAGAACTCTACTGGAGAATCTGAAATATCTATGCCTTCAACTGCTTCACCTAATGCTAAGCCTTTTGTTGATTTAACTCTAAAGAAACCGTTGCCTAAATCTTCTTCTACACTTGATCCGTCAAGTGCATCAATAGTGGCTTTATCGCCTTTAACGATGAATTCATGTTCATCTTCATCTTTCTGCTCAAGGGAGCAAGAGGTATCTTTGATTGCATCTTCGGCTAGATGCCACTCTAAATCGAGTGAGTCCCCTTCAGGGGTTGACAGTTTCCACTTATCTGCGAATGCTTTTGCATTTGCTTCACTGTCAAATGTAACTTTTAATTTACTCATGTGTTTGGGCTCCAAAATTTGTGTGCATAACTATATTGTATTTATCACTAATAGAGAATACTGTAGGATAAGCACAGATATATTTCACATTACTATTTATCGATTAAATAATTGTATGTCTTTCAAAGTACATCTAATACATGATTTAAATTACGGTTTTAACGAGCCAACAGAAGCCGCTGACTTAGAGTTACCTGACTGTGATTTAGTTATACTCAATGGTAATTTAGCAGAACATAGTAAACGTAGCATGTTATATGCGTATGAATTGTGTGAGAAATACCCCGATATACAATTTGTTTATAATGAAGGTTATAAAGAAAGATTTAGAGGTATCGTAGATAAATGTAATTATGAATATGAAGACAGCATACTCATAAGATTAGCACAACCAGACTGGCCTGACAATTTGCATTGGAAAGATCCTAGATCACCACATGGATTAAGTATTCTTTTGCAAACAAATCAAACAATTTCTGTATGGACTGCGTTTGGATTTCCTAATATTATCAACTATGAAGGTGAGTGGGAAGATACGTGGTTCTATTGTAATATAAGTGAAGGACAGATTCCAGTATATAACTTAGAGTCAGATATTTTGCCTGATACAGATTTAAAAATTTACGGAGACATTGATAAGTGGGCAACTAAAGAATATATTCAACAAAGATTCATAGAACAAGAAGACATGATTAGAGATTGGGAAACTAAAGAAATTGCACACAAACATTACGGCATACTCGTAACACATTTAAATCCATATAAAGATCCAAGACTAGATGGTATTACATACAAGTCTTATAACATTCATTTGCATAACAGACTGTGGGCAACTACTAATCAGAAATCAACAATCAATTATGTGGGTGCTGACTTAGTTGCGAATCCAGGACGTGGATCAGGGCCTCGCGGGGAAGTGCTTGTAGTAGATCGAATCTAAAAATACTTTTTGTTCTGCTTTTAAATCTATCTTATACTCATTCATATCTTTATTGACATTTGGTCCCTTGGCTAATGGATCTCTGAACTGTCTTTCAAATGCCCAACCATCTCCTGTCTTTTCTTCAAAAAAATCTTTAACTTTTTCAAATCCTGTATACTTAGTATCTTGTTGCATGATATCAAAACCTATACGTTTGTATCCAATAATCTTTTGCTCATACTTTGCATGACGTATTTTTTTGTATGTTTCCCAATCTGCATGATCTTCTTCTAATTTAACACCTGCTTCAGGAGTAGAGACTGCGAGTGCTAATGCTAACTCAGGACTAAAAGATAAAAAACTACCTTGTACTGCTATTTGAAACTTATCATGGCATTTGAGCCAATGCATTGCATTTTTTTCAAAGTTAGTGCCATAGTCTCCATTAACTCTGTCAGGCGCTCCTCCTCCAAAACATACACCTGTATAACCCATATGAGTTAAGATTTCTACAAATCTATAATGTGTATTAAACTGTGGACTAAGTCCACCATATTGTTCTGTCATTGCTAGATTGTCTCTAGTTAAAAATGACACAATATCAAATTCTATTTCTCTGTAAGGTATGTCAAATGTATGACAGTATGCTTTAGCATGATCTACATCATGTTTGTTTAAGCCATCTTTAAACGTAAAGATAATAACATGAGCCTCTAAATCTGCTTCTGCAAAACAATGTAACATTGCTTGACTATCGATGCCACCACTAAAACATAATGCTGGAAACTGACCCAGTGTTGCATGACATCTTTCTGCGGCTTCTATTCTCCACTTCTTTAATTTCTCGTCAGTAAAATTTTCTAATTCTTGTATAGTTTTTATAGGAACATTAATTTTATTTCCCTTACCATTTTCATTAAGAAACCCTGAAGTATCTAACCAATTATTATAAAAAGGAACTGTTTTATATTGCGACAACTTTTTTCACCATTTTATTTAATATATGTTCATCTGTGTTAATGTTTAATACTAACATTAAACAATTATCAACAAAACTAAACAAACTATGTAGTCTGCTTGTGTTAATAAAATATGTTGCACCTAATTCTAAGTTCAACACACGATCTTCTTGTATCCACTTCATGTCGTTAGGACCAAAGTTATATATAGGTACAAGAATTCTAAATGTTGGTACTGCTACTATTGCACCATTATCTCTATGCGGTGGAAAAAATCCACCTTTATCTAATCTTAAAAAATGTGTTCTACCTAGATTAGGTTCCCAAAAATTTAAAAATTCGTCTAGTTCTGGTATCAATGCACAGACATTTGTTCTAGTTGTGAAGTCTCCTTCATTGTAAGACTCACCATGTATTCTATCCCACTCTCTCAAACTGTTTAAATCAGGGCCGTCAAACTTACCATCTAAACTTGTAACACTTAAGCCGTGTCGATTATTGGGCTTCTTATGACCTTGATATTCTTTCCATCCTGGGTGCTTACCACATACGTCTTTGACTCTATTCAAGTCCATTTTGGGGAAGTCTAATTCTACAACTTCTCCCCAGTTAACAATAAAGTCAGTTAGTGAAGCCATATATCATATTTATTCAGTAAATAGTAGTATGCAATTAAAATTTATAGTTCCCCAAGAAGATGCTTACGCAATCAAATGTAAAATAGCACGTTCAATTTGTGAAGGTGTATCAGCATTAATGTCGTTACCTGACTCTTTAACTATAGAGTTTGTAGCAATGCCTAGCAATGTATACGGAGACTCTACATTAGATAACAAAAGTAACAAGTTAGTCAGACTTAACTCACAGTTACGTGTAAACGATCTAATGATACCTCTCGTACATGAACTAATACATGTGAATCAAATGCATGAAGGTAAACTAATGATTACACACGATGGTATATTTATTTGGGATACTCTTCCTTATGAACTTAACTTAGAAGACATGCATTGGAGAGACTATCAAATGTTACCATGGGAAGCAGATGTCAGACATAGACAACCGAAGTTATTAGAAGAATTACTTAAATCTTACAAGTAATAGAAGGTGTATCTTTGTAATCATTTATAGATACGCCATAGTGTTCACACAAATTGGTTTTTGTTTCAGAATCTAATGTTGGCCATTCACTTATTGAATCTATTATTTTGTCATTATCCCTCTGATCTTTCCAGTCAAGTTTAAATGCATTGGGTCTTATCATATATGCTTTGACCCAATCAGTAACACACAACGACATTTCATTTTGACTAAAGTATTCTCTTAACTCTATCTGGGTCCCAGGACCATTGCCTAGTTCATATACATATTTGTCTGAATGATATCTTAACGTTGTTTTTTCAAACGTATCACTGTCGCAGTATAAGAACCAATCTTGTATGGCAATATCTTTACCTTGTTTATGATCACTTAGATTTGTATGTAGTTCTAATCCTGTTGTGTAGACTGTATTTTTTGTCGGTGGAATAATTTCTATTGGCATTCCTGCCCTGTCTCCCCAAATGTGTTTGAGTCTGACTGGCATAACATCAGGTCTAGTATCAAATACACAATCATATTTTCGATTTAATTCTTTTTCTCGTAATCTTTTATACGGTAATATAAGTGTGTTCATAAAAGCAGGACCAAGATGTCCATTATAATATTTGCCTTCTGGATCACCTTCTAATATACTATTATCTAGTTCTGAACTTATAATTTGAAAGTGAATTAAATTTTGATATTCAAATGTTTCTTTGACGCCATCGATACTAGATGTATCCCAAGTTGTAAAGTAATAATCAACATTATCTGCAATCTTATTATAAAAGTCAAAGACTTTTGATGCATTAAAATTCCATGTTCGTACATGTCCTCTTAATACTACAGCAATGTTTTTCATCTTTTTCATCGTCTTTTCTTTTTAGTCTTCTGTACAGGTTTTCTCTTTATGGGCGACAATTCATCAACATAATCCCAATCTTCTCTGAATAGACAGAAACGTCTGTTCTTATCAAGTGTTTCATAAACAAATTGCATTGCTAACATCTGTACAACTTTGCCTTCAAATCTGCCGTTGAGTTTACATATGTGATATATTAAGTCTCCTACTTGTGGATTCTTTTTGCTTTTCTTTTTAATTACCATAGTTCTTTCTCTCTACAATGTTGATATAAATATTCAGCCCAGTGCTTGTGTCCTTCAGCACTAGGATGAAAAATAATAAAAACTTCTTCAGCAGTTCCTTTAGTTAACATATGTTGCCATGCAGTCGTGTCTCTAATAAACGTATCACTGTCAATATCTTCCCATAGTGCTTTATCGCCTGGCGTAATCTTATTAAAATTCTTTTCGTATTCTTCATCGTCCCATTGATAAATCATCTTTTCATGGTGATGATAAAATGCTTGATGCATAACAAACTTAATGTTATAGTTTTTTAGTATCTTTGACATTTGCCAAACTTGATTAATGTGTCTATGTATAAACTCAGACTCTGACCAAAACTTATCAAAGTATAAACGAAAGAATTTATTTAAATCTTCATCACCTTCATGGTCTTGATCCATACTCCACGGACCGAATGCAATATAATGATCATCAAATCCTGTTTCACTATGACGCCATGGCTTTCTAGTATGAAACTCTCTACGTTCTGGACTAGACCAACCGATCGATATAAACAAGTCCGCAGTATCTCTACCTGTAAAGTATCCTTCTGTAGACAAGTACTCCATTAAAACTCTTACGATTGCATCATTTGATAATGACGGCTCACTTAAATCTACTAGTTCATCTGCATTCATCATGTCTGCAAATCGATTGATATATCTATTCTTTAATCTGTATTCTATGTTCTCTGGTATGCTTTGTCTTTCAAATCCACCACCTGGTAAGTTCATAATTGGATCTGGGTCTATAGCAGGGTCTACTAACTCTGCACCCCAACACCAACTATCTCCTACTCCAATTAGTTTCATGCTCTCATCACTTTAATTTTCTGTACCCAATCACTACATATACCTGCACAGTCTACGTTTAGTATATTCTTTAATGTTTCATCTTGTACTTCTGGCATAACCATAATACTACGGTTCGTTAATTCTCTACCTATATTAGTCCATACATATTTTTTGTTTGTTAATGTGTAATCATCATATTCGTGCCAAAATGCATTTGTTTCATTCATTTCGATGCCACAAAAGAAACGTAATGCTTCTAGGTTCTTACAATGCATCCAATATCTTTTGTCTAATGATGTAATATTAACAGTATATTGAGGTTCGTCATGACCAAAGACTATCTCTCCGTCTATAACCCAAGTATCAACTTCTACATCAAAGCCTGCTTGTAATGCTTCTCTTATATGATCAGGATGATTTTCTAATGCAGACGGCCCGTTCATGTTTCCTCTGTGTGCAATGTATTTCATAGTGTTTTTAGTATTTCCCAAGTTTCTTTATAACCGTTATCTATTTTATAAGTTTTACCTCGATTGTCTGGGAGCCATTCTAATTTTGTTGCAAGGGGAGTATCAATGCCATACTTTCCATATTGATCACAAAAGAAAATAATAGTGTCTTCTCCAGTATCTATTAATTCTAGTATTTGACCTTTGTTTGCACCACGTAAACAGATATCAATGCTCACACTTCCACCTGCATATGCTTCAAGTCTAGGAAAATTATCATTTAGTTGAATGATAAAGTTTTCTCTTTCGTTATACAACTTATCATGCTCCATATAATGACTTCTAAGTTCTCTGTCTTTACTTCTAGTTGCTAGAGAAAAGTTATAACTGCCTTGTCTTTTTTCTATGACTGTATCGAACTCAGGTTTTTGATCATATATACTTCTGCTCCAAAAACTATAGAAGTGATTCATTTCATCTTCAGTAAATTCAAATTCATTAATAAGAACTTCTCCACCTGCTGGGGGATAGATAGCATTACCTATGCAATGAAAGCCGATCTCTTGGTGATCAGGAATTGCTCTGCCGATTTGATCAATTGTTTTTTCTTTATGACTACCTGTAACTAGATAGTATGTTTTATCTTTGGACCAGCATTGAAAGTAGTTACTAAACTCGTCATCAATAAGTTGACCAGTATCACAAAGCACACCGTCGACATCAAAAATATATTTTATCATACAAGGTACTTATCCTTAGAATCGCCAGGTACTTTAATGCAAACAATAGTACAGTCTTCATAAAACGTTGGGTCTGCTATTTCATCAGGTTCAATGATAAACGTATCTCCTGTTGTTAAATCAGTATTACACACGTTCATTGATCCTTTGATTAATATGTTGTATTCAGTTCCCTGCTTGTGATAGTGTGCAGTCCACTTTTCGTCTTTTAGATGTGTTAGTACACCAACTTCAAAATCTTTAGTCTTAAGTAAACTAGGCTCAAAGTCACCAATGACCCAACCCCTAGTTGTGTCTGATAACTTCCCTACGATCACTTTTCTAAGTAGTCTGCTAAATCTTGAGGAGTACCGATGAATGAAATGTCTTTGGATTCTATTTGATAGAAGCCAGCCTCGCCTTCGAACCAATTATAAACAGGTCCGATGTAGTATTCTCCTTGAGACTTCATACCTGATTGCATCATTAAACGAGTGCTAGTTATAAAGTCTGAGCCTTTCTTAAAGTAATGAAGTCCAGTTAATGCCATGTTACCTGCTTGTACTTCTTTTTCAAAAATAGCACCAGTTACTAAATCTAAGTAACTATGTTTTGGATCATCACTTTCAAGGCAAATAATTCCTGCTTCAAACTCTCTTAGTTTTTCAAACACATCATCTCTTAATTTGTCGTCCCAATGCATAATTTGATCACAGTTTGCAATCAATAGTTCTTCATCATTTTCAATATATTGGTGTGCTTGAATAGCAGTCTGAGCGGCACCTTCTGTTTGTCCCACTACAACTAAAACTTTACATCCTGGAAACTCTGCTTGTAACCGAGTACCCAAAAGATTATGTGTATCATCTAACATGTCTTCAGGAAGCAAAAAGATAAATTGATTACCGTCTTTGTTTAATCCTAGACTTTTTGCGGCAGCCACTAACATAGGGTCGCCCTTTACGTCTATCATATTTTTAGGTGAATCATGGCTCTCTTTAAAACGAGTTCCTAGTCCTGCGGCTGGTATTAATATGTTCATGCTTATATTTAGTAGGTTTTTAGGCTCTAAAAAATTTTTAAAAAGACTTGACTTTATACCCAAAACCCAGTATAATAGTATTATATCATCAAAAAGAACGATTGCTATCATAAGAACCATTGCTCTAATTGATATATACAACAAAAGGGTAAAATAATGTCTCAATTTTTCACAGCAGATTTACATTTTGGTCACAACAACGTGATCAATTTCACCTATCCGGATGGCACAAAGTGTCGTCCATATGATTCTGTGGAAGACATGGAAGATGATATGGTTCAAGCACACAATGAGATTGTGAAGCCAACTGATAAAGTCTACATGTTGGGAGACATTGCCTTTAATGCTAGAGGACTTGAGAAAGTCAAGCAAATGAACGGCATCAAAATACTTGTCAAGGGTAACCACGATCAGTTAAAGTTGAGCAAGTACGTAGATGTATTCAAAGATGTCAGAGGTTGTCATGTAATGAACGGGTTAGTGTTTACTCACATACCAATACATGTTGATCAGTTAGGCAGATTTGGATGCAACGTACATGGTCACTTACATGGTGGCAAAGTGATGCAAGGTGATAAGATTGACCCTAGGTTCTTGTGTGTCTCTGTTGAGCATACAGACTTAAAGCCTATTGAGTTTGAAGATATGGTTGAAAAAATTGTAGCACAAGGTGGTAAGTTAGGTATGGTACAAGGTAACGGTCCGACTCCCAAGAAAGATCAGGCTACCCAAAATGCTTTATTTAACTCCCACTAAGTTGTATAATACATCACATGACGCAAAACGTTAAATTGCTATCTATTGCTAAGGGTTGTGTCGAACAAGTTAGAGTCTCTTCAGGCACCCGCTGAAGGGTTAGGTAAGTCTTAAGATTTACACTGTTAGAGACTCTCTTTTATTTTAAGGAACAAATGAACGAAGTAGTACAAGAACCAAAGCCAGTAAGTCACATAGGAAACTTCTGGTGTCACATTAGAAAAGACTTTTTTAAATGGGACGAACTTATTGCATATTATAAATTATGCGATTTAATTGAAAATCAAAATAACTCTAAAGGATAGTTTATGACTACAATGACTCCGGATCAAAATTGGACTGATGAAGAATGGAACAGTTTTAGATCACAAGTTAAAGATGTACTCGTTAAGGATGTAGTAGAAGTTACTTTTACAAAAATCAATGGTGATGAACGTATAATGACTTGCACACTACAACCAGACAACTTACCTAAAGTTGTAATCAAAGAAGGTGAAGAAAAGAAAGAAAGGGTTATAAAAAATCCTGAGAAAAGTCTTGCCGTCTATGATACAAAAGCAGAAGGTTGGAGAAGTTTCCTTATCAGAAACATCAAGTCAGTAAATACAACCCCGCGCCTGTAACTCAGTTGGATAGAGTACCTGGCTACGAACCAGGAAGTCGGAGGTTCGACTCCTTCCAGGCGCGCCAATCAACATAAGGAAAAGTTTTACCGCTCTTAGTTCAGTGGATAGAACAACTGCCTTCTAAGCAGTAGGTCCCAGGTTCGAATCCTGGAGGGCGGGCCAAATAACAAGGTCACTATAATATGAAAAAGAAACAGAGAATACCCTTGAAGGGCGGTGCAGAGTATGATGCACTAACCAAGGCACGTGGGTTTTACGTCTATCTAACGAACAGTGGTGTTGCTAAGTCAATCAAACGTGGATACAACAAACGATTTAGAAGACACCAAAAAGAAGAACTACGCAAAGGAGACGAGGAATGAGTAGTCCAAGTCAATGTCCAAGTTGCAATATTGCATGGGAAGAAGAGGAAACGATTACTGAACACTTTGAACGTAAAGGCTATACTCTGCGTAAAGCATTACAGACAGGTGCAATGTATGGGTGTACACCAGATACACCAAAACACTTTGGTAAAAACGTAATCGGCATGGAAGTACGAGGCAAATACGATGGTGTCAGTTACTGGAAGTGTACTGTATGTGAAGTAGTACATGACCGATGGACATTACAACCCATAGATGAAAAGTTTGATAACAAAAAAAGGGCGAATAAAAATGTGTAGGTTGCTGAAATCTCACTAAATATTGTTATGAATAAAATAGAACATATTGACTTTACAAAAATGGATGTGAGTGACTATGTGGAATCATTAGAACATACATCTTTTACTTCCAGAGAACTCTACAATGCTTGTCAGTTATTCAAACAAATGAATGAAGACGAGAACTGCACAATCATTCTAACGATTGCTGGCTCAACGCAAGCCGCTGGTTGTCTTCAACTATATAGAGACTTAGTAAAACTTAATATGGTAGACATAATAGTTGCTACTGGAGCAAGTATTATCGACATGGATTTGTATGAGGCATTAGGATATCATCACTATAAAGGAACAACTAAAGTCGATGATGATGAACTCAGACAGAAAGGTATTGACAGAATCTATGATACTTATATACATGAAGAAGATTTAAAGAAAGTCGATCAATATGTTTGTGATATTGCAACTCAATATAGTGAAGGAAGTATAATGAGTTCCAGAGAGTTTCTACATCTTTTAGGAAAACATACTCCAAACAGTTTAGTTAATGAATGTTATGAAGCAGGCGTACCCATCTTCTGCCCTGCTTTGAATGATAGTGCCGCAGGATTCGGATTGCTCAAACATAGAATAGAAGAAGAATACTATTGCATTATCGATAGTATAGCAGACCTCAAAGAATTAACTGAATTAAAAATCAAAGCAAAAGATACAGGATTGTTTATGGTCGGAGGCGGAGTACCAAAAAACTTTGCACAAGATATTGTAGTCGCGGCCGAAATGTTAGGAACCGAGGTACCACTGCATAAATACGCGGTTCAAATTACAGTAGCCGATGTGAGAGACGGAGCATGTTCAAGTAGCACATTAGATGAAGCATGTAGTTGGGGCAAAGTAAGTAATCAACAGACTCAAATGGTGTACGCAGAAGCAAGTCATATCTTACCGATCATAGCAAATTATGTTTATGTAAATTCATTACCAAGACCAGCACAGAAATTAAATGAACTTATTGGGAGTTGAAGAATATAGTTACGAGGATTGCAATGTTCTCGTAGTACCTTATGGCAAAGCAGATGGTTGTTCATGGGGAGCAGAAACTAAAGAAGGACCTACAGCCATAATACGTGCAAGTCAAGAGGTAGAATTACATCCGTGGCCAGATAATATAAAAATACATACAATGGATCATTCATTGATATATCGTAATGTAGATGTGTATAGTGGTGTAATCGAACAAGCAAAGAAAGATAACAAGTTTGTATTCACGTTAGGAGGAGACCATAGTTTAACTTCTCATGCATTCAAACATTATGATTGTGATATCGTACAGTTTGATGCTCATTGTGATCTACGAGATAGTTATGATAATAATCCTCAAAGTCATGCATGTGCAATGCGTAGATGTATGGACTTAAATGAAGATACAGAACTATATAGTTTTGGTATACGCAACATGAGTAAGAGTGAAGATGAATACATTCAACAAAATAAACATAGGATATTTAGAAACACACTGCCAAAGGGTAAAGAATTATATCTAACGTTTGATGTCGATGCATTTGATGTATCGATTATGCCTGCAACAGGTACTCCAGAACCGGGAGGCTTGTTATGGGACGAAACGATAGAATTAATTAAAACAATATGTTATCAAAATAAAATTGTAGCAGTAGATGTAGTAGAACATGCACCAATAGCAAATATACCGGCGTATGATTTTGTTACTGCTAAGTTATGCTATCATATTTTAATAGAGTCATTAAAAAAACAACTAAAAAGGTAAAGTTATGCAACCCACAATTCCTGAACATAAACATTTAATAGTTCGTGCAGAAATTCACAACCCACCAAAAGATCCTGATTGGGTCAAAGAGTGGTTAACATCGTTAGTAGATAAGATCGGTATGAAAATATGCAGTGGCCCTCATACAGCATATGTAGATATTCCAGGCAACTCTGGAGTAACAGGGGTAGTAGTTATTGAGACAAGTCATATTGCAATTCATGTATGGGACGAAGCCGACCCTGCACTTTTACAATTAGATGTATACACCTGTGGTCCTTTTGATATGGACATTATCTTTGATGATATACAACAGTTTAATCCAACAAAAGTAGAATGGAAATATTTAGATAGAGAGCATGGTCTAAATGAAGTGAGCAAATCTGTCCATTAGACTTGACAACACCGGCTCTTTATAGTAAACTACTATCAAATTGTAAGGGGTCTAAATACAGTACATTCTTGCAAGGAGACTATTATGAAAAAGAACCTTATTAAGGTCTGTGTTTTAGTACTAATGGTGTTTAGTGTATCTCAATTGCTTAAACAACCAACTGAGACACATATACAACAGAAGGTAGTAATCGTAGAGGTTCCAGTATTTGAAATAGGTTCTTATGAACTTGAACAAATTTTAAAGGAAAGTGAAGGACTCGAACCATTAATCAAAGAAGACATGACTCCACATGTCATTGTTGTAGACAACTCTGATATGATATATGAAGATATAGATGTGTTTTGTCTAGCAAAGAATATTTTCCATGAAGCGGGTATAGAGTCTGATATCGGTAAATATGCTGTAGCCCAAGTGACTCTTAATCGTGTAGCAAGTCGCAAATACCCCAATTCTGTCTGCAAAGTAGTTCTACAAAGATATCAATTCTCGTGGGCAAATAAAAGATCCATGCACTGGACACACCCAAAAGGACCTAATTGGAACAGATCATATGAGATTGCCCAGCAAGTTATGGGCGAAGGATATCGTGTAAAAGGACTAGAAAACTCCAAATATTATCATGCAGACTACATAAAACCCCATTGGTCACGTAAAATGACGCATGTTTCTACCATAGGAAGGCATATTTTTTACACAAATGATGCAATCTATTGATTTATAAGACAATTTAATTTCACTTTTTTTCAAAAAAGGCTTGACATTGGGTACCCAATCCAGTATAATATACTATATTAAACGATAAAGGAAAGGGAAATATATGCAAATCAATACTCAACTAGCAAAAGCATTCAACCGAGCAGTTACTACTGCTGAAAACATCAATAATGATGGTTCTATCAATTGGAACTTTGTTGATGCTGATTGTTACATGGACCTAGCAGATATCAATTCTGATCTCCCTGCTAACATTGATTACATTGAGCAATTTGACTATTTGGCTGATTGCTACACTGGCAAGGTTACTCTTGCTGATCGTCTCGTAACTGCATAAGGAATAATTCATGGGATTTTATACTCATACTCAGGACCCTATTGGTGTTTTTGTTGAGAAAGATTGTGGTAACTTTTTTGAATGGTCACTCAATGATGATCCATTCTTTAAAGAAGAAGATTTCCCCCATAAGATTTGGGTAGGAGACACAATCGGATCTCCATATCGATATGGTATAGTCAAAAAGACTGTTGCGTATGTCTGTGTAGATGAAGATGAATTCGGTCTTCCAGTACTCGAAAAATGGCACCTAAAAAAATGTCAAAAATATTGAAAAAAGGCTTGACAATGGGTACCCATTTTGCTATAATAGTTGTATAAATTAAATCAAAGGAGAAGTTTATGTCTATAACAAGTAATCGTCAGTTGGATGATATCAAAGCATCAATTAGCAAAGGTCATTTTGATCTTCAGCAATTGAATGAGTTGCGTTCTTTCATCGTTTCAGTATCCGTAAGCAATGCTAAACGTTCTATCTCAGTAGGAGATAATGTTTGGATTGTTCAAAAGACTAAACGTGAGCAAGGCGTTGTTGTTAAAGTCAACATCAAAAAGGCTGTAGTCGAAATGAGAGGCGGACGTTACAATGTTCCCCTATCAATGCTGGAGTTAGTGTAATGCAGGCAACACATAGTTATAGTAATGAAGTCTACGAATGGTGGACTATCGCAAACATCGATGGTTACCCTCAAAGGGTATACTGCATGGCAACCAATGCATATGAGGCTAGTAATATCTTCAGATCATTGTACGGTAGCCAATTGGTAAACGAATACGCCTCAAGGGTGTAACAGAATTTGTGGCAATAATGCCACAAAGGTATGCAATGGGAGTTGCATGTATTTTAATGAGTTAAACTTAGTTTATATTTTAGGAGAAACATTATGACAACTCAAACTTTTTCGGTAGTTGGTATTACTGAACACAACGGTAATTCAAAAGTCCGATTCACAGATGACATGGTTAGGCGTGTCAAGCAATTCAGCAAGGGCGGTGCAACTCGTTGCGAGTTTATCTCTCTACCTGAATCAATGACTAAACTAGATGCACTAGAATTCATGCTTACGCATGACATGTTCTCGTCACCTGAAGATCAAGCAACGATCTCAGATGCGATTGCAGATCGTTCTAAGACATCTGGTAAAGTAAAAGTGACCATGTCACTTGATGCTATCCGTGAACGCGGTAAGCAAGATGCTGATACATTAGAATCAGTGTTGAATGCTGTAGTTAGTTAATAACAACAGCCACAAAAAAAGGGCTTTCGGGCCCTTTTTTATTGGGTAAGATTTATGTTGTTGGTGCGGCGTTTTTGTATGGGTGACTTACTGGTAAGTTACCTTGTAGTCCCCATTTCCATGCTAAGTAACCTTCTGCTTTTTCTACATTAGAGACATCAGTACCACCTGTACCTGTAGGTCCTGCTACCCAAAAGAATTCAGCGGCTTTACCTTGCAATTCAACAGAGGCTCTGTTACGCATTAATCTAAAGTCTGCTGTAGAACTCATAGAGGTGCTGTATGGATCACCGGCTGATGCAACTGCCCCGTTTATTCTACCAAAGATTTCATTACCTGTTTTATTAAAGGTTGTAGAAACTATAGCCCAAGTGTTTATTGAAATTGGTACTGTAAAGTCTTGTTTTGCTTTTCCTGTTGAAATCGAATTCGATCCATCATAATCAATTTCACCTGGCCAACTGCTACTAGCATTACTACTGCTGAGTGCATATGTTCTGGTTGCATCAGCACTCCAAAAACTATCTCTTGTACTAGTGGTCACGTTAAACTGAAAAATGCCTGCGGCATAATGATTTCCACTACTTGCATAAGGACCGGTTCCAGTACTAATAATACTTTCATTACCGTCAAAAGTTCCTGTAGTCAAGCCGTTTAGTGTTGTAAGAACACTTGGCGTACCGTTAACTGTTAGAGTAAAGTTACCTGCTTTATCTGTTAGAGCAGTGATGTTGCTCCCTGCTAGAGTGTATGAGGATGAATCACTGAAGTCAACCCAAACATCAGGGTTAAGATTTTCTGCGGTTAATAAATCAGCACTATGCCACGCCATTTGCGCCATCATCATTGCGCCAGCCATTTAACTTACTCCAGTGCCGCTAATAAACCATGTATCAGTGTCAACTTTCATTAATGTTGCTACTCCATATGTTGAAATCACTCTGTTACCTGCAGTTGAATTACCTGCATGATAAAGAGTTACACCAGAGATAGCATTAACTAGAATGTTACCTGCGGCTTGTTCGACAATACTGATTGCTGTTCCTGTTGGGAATGCAACAGTTGCGTTTGTAGGAATCGATAATGTGATATTTCCTGCTGTTGTTGATCTGAAATGTTTACCTGAATCTTCAAGTGCGATTGTATCATTTGTTGATAATACGACAGGGGGAATTTCTTTATAACCTAATGCAAATCCGTTTGTATTTGCGTTAATGTTTCCACCTGAAATGTTTCCTGTTACGTCTAATGATGATAAAGTACCAACACTACCGATGTTTGGTTGTGCTGAATTAATTACTTCTTGTGCAAGAGTTGCTGTACCAATTGTACCACTAATGTTGGCTGCCGCTATATTTGATATGCCTCCGCCATCACCAGTAATAACACCTGAGCCTGTAACTCCAAGTGCACCATTAACTGTTAAACTTGTTAACGTGCCTGTTGACGTAATGTTTGGCTGTGCGGCAGTCGAAACTGTTCCTGATGTAGTTGCGAGTGGAACTGTTCCACTTACATTAGCACCAGCAACTGCGTTTGCTGTTGCGGCGAATGACACTTCTCCAGTTACGTTAGCACCTGCTAGTCCAGATAAACCAGAACCAACACCTGTTATAACACCAGTTGTTGTAATTGTATTTGAGCCAAATGCATTTAATAAAGTAACAACGTTTGAATCACCGTATGAACCACCACCTGGTGCCGCGGCGAATACACCGTTACCATATAAGACATTAGCGGCTGCGCCGTCAATGTTAATAGTAGAAATGTTACCTAATGTTGGTGTACCTGATACGTTTGCATAAGCAACTGCGTTAGCAGTAGCGGCGAATGTTACTTCTCCAGTTACGTTAGCACCTGCGACTGCATTAGCAGTACCTGCAAAAGTTACTGCACCAGTTACATTTGCTCCTGCGATTGCTGATAAGCCAGATCCGTCACCTGCAATTACGCCTGTATTTGCAGTTATTCCGACAGCAGTGATTGTTCCATTAACGTTTAATCCTGTTAAAGTGCCTGTTGATGTGATGTTTGGTTGAGCGGCAGTCGTTACAGTTTGTGCTGTTGTTGCCGATACAGGAGCAAATGCTCCGTTACCATATAGTACATTTCCTGCGGCTCCGTCGATATTAATAGATGCGATATTACCTGCACCACTTACGTTTGCAAGTGTGACTGAATTTGCAACTGCGGCGAAGCCAACTTCACCAGATACATTTGCACCAGCAACTGCATTAGCAGTACCTGCAAATGTTGCTAAGTTTATTGTACCAGAAATATTTGCGGCTACGACATTAGATATGCCTCCACCGTCACCAGTGATTAAACCAGTTGTTGTAATTGTGTTTGATCCGAATGCATTTAATAGAGTAACAACATTACTGTCACCATATGCAGTATCTGAGTCTGCGGCAAATGTACCGTCTCCTCTAAGAACATTAGAGACATTGCCATCTAAGTTAAGAGGGGAAACATTACCTAATGTAGGAGTGCCTGTGACATTTGCATATACAACATTAGATATTCCACCTGCATCGCCTGTGATAATACCTGTTGCATTTAGTGTTCCTGCTACGTTAGCACCAGTTGTTGTTACGATCAATACGTCTGCTGTGCCACCAACTCCTACAGTTACGTTTCCATCTGTTGTGGGGATATCAACATTAGATGTTCCGTCTGTAATTTTAGTTGCTGTACCAGCAGGTAAATTTGTTAAGTTTGCTCCGTCGCCTGAGAAGTATGCGGCTACAACTGCTGTAGTTGCGTTTACGTTGCCTGCATCTAAGTTTCCTGTGACGTTTGCACTTGTTAGATTTCCTACAGATGTGATGTTTGGTTGAGCGGCAGTCGTTACTGTTCCCGCTGTCAGAGCAATGTTGGCTGGTTTGAAGTTGCTTCCACCTGCACCGTCAAGTATCAAATTACCCATTAATTGGACTGTTGATTTCTTGGTCTCTGCTGTACCATTCATGTCTACAACGGCTAATAAGTCGTTATATGTCATGTTTGCACTTGTTATGTCTGATAGTGCTGTAATTTTAATGTTTGTTGCCATGTTCTATTATCCCCTAATAGTAGTATTTATCTTTTACCGAGTTAAACAGCACTGTCATCACTGACATATGACCAACGTGTATTTGTCGTATCATAATATGCCATCTTGCCACCAGGTGTACTATCACTAATAGCAATTAATTGTCCAACTACCCCTGTTCCGGGCTTAGTTGCAACTGTATAAACAGGTACTTTGTTAAACTCTACATCAATGTCGCCAATAGATGTAATTGGACCACCAGTTACTGTTAAAGTATCACTAGTAAGACCTACACTTTGTACTGTACCTTCTGCTAAATTTGTTGAACTTACTGTAACGTTTCCGTTTGCACCACTTACTGCTATACCTGATCCAGCATTTAGTCTTGTTACACCAGTGTTAGTAACTGTAATGTTACCTGTTGTAGTGATCGGACCACCTGATACTGATATACCTGTGCTTGGATTTAGTCCAACACTAGTAACTGTACCACCTGCTGTTCCATTTGCAATAGCAGTAACTCTACCAAATGCGTCAACTGTCACGTTTGCTTGTGCATAGGAGCCGGCTGTAACGCCTGACGTTGCTAAGTCTAAAGCAATAGTTCCAGAAGACACTATAGGACTTCCTGAGACAGTTAAACGAGATGAGTCTGTTGAAACTGCTATACTTGTTACAGTACCACCAGCACCACCGCCTCCACCATTAGCAGAGATTGTTATGTTACCTGTAGTACCACTTAAAGTTACACCTGTGCCTGCTATTAAACGAGCAACACCTGTATTTGTTATAGTAACAGTACCTGTAGTAGTATTAGCAGTAACACCGATAGCATCACCTGAACTAAACGTTGTAAAATTACTTGCGTTTGCAAATAACGTATCAAAGTTTACATTGGTTTTAGTAAATGCAGTGTATAGTGAATCACTACCAACTGATTCGTTTGGTAGTCCTACATTGATTGATTGTTTTCCTGTTATAGCCATACTTGTATAAGTTCCTTATATCTTGTATTTATCAATAAGGTTAATTAGTATGGAGCGAATGAACTTCCGCAACCGCATGTGGTTTGTGCCATTGGGTTGCTGATAGAAAAACGTGAGCCTTGAAGATCATCTTTGAAGTCTACAACTGCATTTTCTAAGTATTGCATAGATAAAGAATCAACTAACACATTAGTATCTCCAGCTGGTATTTCAAAGTCATCATCGTTTTGTCCTTCTTCCATAGAAAAACCATATTGAAATCCAGAGCATCCTCCACCTGTAACATACATTCGTAGTGCAGTTTCCGGACTCTCGTCTTCTAATACTTCTTTAATTTTACTTTGTGCTGATTCTGTTATTTGTATCATTTTCTTACAGTGTGTCCCCAACGAGTGGAAATTACATTCCAGTTAATAATCTTCCATGTTTCTCTAAGATACTTTTTCTTATCTGACCCATAGTCTAAAATAAATGCATGTTCCCACCAGTCGATCAATAGTAATATATCATCTCTGACTTCGTGGTTTTCTATAGTTTTAACTTTACCGTCATTCGATAAGTATACCCAACCTGATCCTTCAATAGCCATTGCTTTGAATTCTACTTCTTTTTGAAAGACTTCGTATGTACCGAAATGCTTTTCAATGAATCCTTTCATGGGACCGTTTGGTTTATTATTATCTCTAACTTTTCTAAATTGAGGAAAATAGATGTTATGTAAAAATGCACCTGCATAATTAAATTCAGGGTTGCCTTCGTTATGATTATATCTTTTAGCATAACCTTTTGCTAACTTATCGTAATGTAAGTCTAGTGTATCTCTACTCATTACTGGCTTGACTTCTTTTGCATCAAAGTTAAGAGGGATAATTTCTATGTCTCTAGGTCTTTTTACTTTTGCTTCAGTAATAGGCTGTTGACGATACATTGTTTGAATACTCATAATAGTATTTATCGATCTTTAGCACTAGGAAAAAATTCAAGGGCTTGGAGAATATTCTCTGCTGTGTTTATATGTGATTTGGGTCCTGCATGATCACCGTCTGTTCCTTTATCAATATCGTTGTGCCATATCATCATTGAATGAGGATGTTTTGTGATTTTGGCATGCATGACATCTATGATCTTAACTGGTATTATTTTGTGTAACTGTTGATAAGATATTTCTCCTTTGAGATATAATGCATTATGAGCCAAAGTTATAAACTTCGACTCTGACCACATACCAGCTGGACATAAATTTACTTGATTCCATCTATCTTGTATAAAACGCCCATAGTCTGGCCATTCAACTATAATTGCTTTTGGGTGTTTATCATGTTTTAAGAACCACATTAAGAGATTATGTTCGACAGCATCAATTCCGCCGCCACCTACTCCTAAATTAACTTGATCACATCTCATTACTGCTGATACTAAATGAGCAAATGTTTGATCTGGTTTGACCCCTACTCCTTCTGTATGACTTGACCCAGCAAACAGTATATAGTTATCCATATCAATATCAGCAAACTCTTTGCATCTGAAACCATGAGTATTATACTCAGGATCGCCGTCAGGTCCTCCTGTTATAAAGTCTTTTTGTGTTACTATATCCATCACGGAGAGATCACTTTATGTGCTTCTAGGAAGCCCTCAGAGACGATCTCAGCAACTTTAGCATCGTCTGAGTGATCAAGTTCAAGTGTGTTTATAACGTCTGAGACTGCTACAGGCTCGTCATTAGGACCCAAAATAAGATAGATAGGTATGTCAATTTGATCTAATAGTTTAGTAAATAAACGTGTTCTTCCTCTCCAATATCCTACGATATCAGCATGTTTAGATGCTTCTTGTGTATCAATATCATCATAGTCTGCACCTAAAAAACAGTTAGCCCATTCACAGCAGATAAAGATCATTTTGGGTTTACTATATTGATGTAACCAGTTGAATAGATTATATTTTACGCCTTCTAATCCAGAATTAGATACAGCAAGATTGTAATATTGATAATTGATTGCTTTAGATAATAGACAAGGCCATGTTTCTTCTATTGGCTTATGCATATGTAAACATGCATTGTCTCCTAATACAAGAAAGTATCTTTCAAACTGTAAGTCATTGCCGAGTACTTCTTTAATTTCTTTACATCGATGACCTAATGAATTAAGATGTTCTCCAGTATCATTATATAAAAAACCTTCATTGATGTTTGGAATTGTAGGATACACAGTCCCCTCAGAGGCATGCGCCATCAATTGAGACATTAGTTTCTCCTTACTATACGACCTTGGGTCAAATCATACGGTGAGATTTCAACTTGGACTTCATCGCCCATGATAATTTTAATTTCAAATTTACGCATTTTGCCACCAACATATGCTTTTAAGACATGACCATTTTCTAATTTAACATTGAATCTAGCATTGGGAAGTACTTGTATTACTTTCCCGGTCATTGTAATATGGTCACCTTTACTCATTAATCTTTTAAGATATCCCACACCTTGTTTTTCTCAATCAATTCTTTTTCAAGTTTGACATAACGTTCTCTGAGTTCTCTTAACTCTGACCATTGTTCTTCTAGTGCAGGGTTAGGTTGTAAGATTGCAAGTTTCTTGTTTACTTCTTCTTGCCAATCTTGTAGACCATCTAATGCTTTTAGTTTACTTTCAGTGATAGTTTGTCCATTAAGAGTAATACTGTCTTTATAGTTGTTGCTATCCCAATTAGAACTTATTGTAAATGTATCTGCTGGATTAGTAACAAAACAATCTGTAGATAAACTATCTAAGATGTTTGTGCCATGTGGAGTTGTAACTGTAATGCCGTCTCCATAATCAAAATCTAAACTGTATTGCGTATCAATTGTTGAACTCATTGTTAATCTGCCTTCTTTAAAAATATAGTGCCGTTCTCGTTGACACCGATAGCCAGTTCAGTTTCTTCTGACCAGCCCAATGACTTAAGTAAAGGTGCAGGTAAAGGAATAATAACGTCACCTGAGCCGTCATCTGCTTCTTGTGTGATTACTTCGTACCGTGCTTTATCTGTCTCGTTTGGAGTCATACAGATATTTAGTTAGAGAAATGATTGAGCAAATAAATTTACCAGGCTCTACAAGACCAGTAACGTGCTTTCCATTTAGGACCTGGGTTCTTGCAATTATGTCTTGCTCTAAATGATTTACGTGCGCCAGGGTTGCCTTTCTTAATACTCATTCCCTTTTGTCCGAAATTAACTTTGACTACATTACCTTTTGCATTTTTAACATAAACCTTTGATTTCTTAGTATCGCCTTGCATTGGCTTATTAAGTGTGACTTTGCGTCCTTGATATTCGGCTTCATGTACTTCGACTTCAGGATCTTTACCAGTTACATTATCATCTGCTACACGTTCTTCATCATTCTTATTGATGCTACCAATTGGTGATGCTACTGCTTGATTAAAGTCACCTGGATTAGGGTTTTCAGTTAATCGCATAATGTCTGCAAGATCATCTTCATAAGGAGTATATAGATTGGCTGACTTTGCATCTTCAGTTTCGATTACATTAATTTCTTCCATCATAATGTCATTAAGTTCTAAGAACTCAATAGTCTCATCATCTGCTTCTAAGATAATGCCGTCATCAGTATAACCGATTACGCCTGTCTCAATAACAAAGTCTTCTGATAATTCAATATCAAAAGAATCGTATAAGAAGATAGAGTTATCGTCTTCTGCTAATCCATCAATTGCGGAAATGTAATTTTTCATATCTGCCATAGTAATATTCCTAAAGTATACGTGTATTTATGCCCTTTTGTATGAATTCATCAAAATGTATGTCATAACTCATCTGAATAAAGACTCTAGGTGGCGCCAAATCCAATACTCTTACATTATGCCAATTCTGAACATTCATTAATGTTGGATGATTTTCACTGTATTGTCCTACTTGATCTGGAGTCGGCGCAATGTCTGGTTCATTTATTCCATTAGGTCGAGCAAAGGTAATTCTGCTTTCTCCGGGTTGTGTTTGCTCTACCATCGGATATATTGTTTCATCATCGTAGAAATATACAGGTTCCATTTTGTCGTAATAAACAGGAATGTTTACACATGATTGTCTATATTCGTCTTTGTGTATTACTTTTAGATAAAACTTATCTTGGTATAGTTCATCAGTGTATTTAGGTATGGATCCATCATGTAATTGTATAATATAATCTTTAGGTTTCTCTCCTAATACATTTTCTATGTCTAGTAATAAGTGCTGATAGTATGCAGTAAAAAAATCTAAACTCACATAATTACGTTTTCCCCATTCAAAGTCTCCGGCAAAAACTAATTGTTCGGCCCATGCCGCACGTAAACTTTCGATGTTTATGCTCACATCTAGGAGTTCTGCTAAATTATTTTTCATACCACGACATTCCTATAAACATTCTGAGTGGGCATTCTTTAACTATAGGAGTCATCCAATGTGGATGATGACGATTCCATATAATAAAACTATTTGGATCTGGATTTTGTATGGTTGTTTCAGTACCGTCCATTGATTCTACCTTAAACAGTCCTCCCCAATCATTGTCCCATTTAGGATGAGTAAAAATCATTGATGTAAAACAATTTTCAAACGTTGCATTATGTATTGTTCCATCACTGTGTCTGTGCATTTGTGTTTTAGTATCGCCATATTGAAACCATACATTGCTAAGTTTAATATTTTTCCAGCCTTTATCAATCAAATAGTTTTTAACTTGTAACAATACTTTTTCAATGTCTGGTCCAAAGAACTCAACAGTTTCTTTCATTACATCGTCACCGTTACACCAAAATCTAAATCGCATTGCTTCTTGTACTGCTTTATCTTTGTTGTAAATACCAATAGAAGGATTTGTTTCGTCTAAAGAAATATCCATAGTGGATAATTCTGGCTTAGATAATTTATATAGATATTCAGATTTCTTTGATAATAAATCAAACAAGTTATCGTCTAAGAATTTTTCTTCACTAAAGATCATAAAATTCTCCTCTTCCTTGTTGCGCCTCTATTGAACTCCATCCAGTTCCAAAGAATGATCTTTTAAAGTTAGGTATATCTACTGTGACTTTTTGTACAGCATGCCATTCATCTCTGCTCCATATTAACATTCTGTTAGGTTTGGGTTTGATAACATGAGTTAAATTTGTTAATCCAGTTGCCGCTAATCTTACTTGTGTAGCATTAATATCTGCCCCTTCAAATACAGGCTCCCCTACTATAAACTCTCCTCCCAACCTTCTTGCCAATCACTAGTGTAAAGAATAGAAGTATAAGTGTTTGCTTGATCACTTTTACGTAAGCCTTGGTCTTGATGTACTGGTATAGTCATAGTATCAATAATATACTGATACCATATCGACCAGTTCTTTAACTCTTTTATACCTAAGTCTTCCATAGTTGTAATCATTTTCTCTATTGCTGGACGACACTCATGCCCGAAAAAGTTTAATGCTTCTTCCCAGTCACCGGAGTGATCATGGTGTGTAACTCTTAGTGGTTCATCACTGTTTTCTACTAGACTACTTGTATCACCTCTAAAACCACTCTGCACTCTTTTCGCCAATGCATCAAATTGATCTTGTGGTAAAAAGTTATCTACATAATAGATCATTCTATTTCCGTAAAATGAAATCGTTGATAAGGATTTTGATTGTGTTCTTTTCCTTCTATAGAACTCCAACTGCTTCCCATAAATGATCTTACATAGTCAGGATCATTAACAGTTAATGCATTAACCATATGCCATTCATCTCTACTCCATATAGTCATACGATTTGGCTTGGGCTCAATAACATGACTAAAGTCAGTTAATGATTTTACATTGCCACCTGGTCTATCAAAGACAGGTTTGCCAACAACAAACTCTCCTCCCCAGTTAGGCTTCCAATCACTTGTGTAGATAACAGCACTGTATGTGTCTTTAGGTTCACTCTTTCTTACTGCTTGATCTCTATGTACAGGAAGAGACATTGTATCAACTGAATATTGAAACCAAGATGACCAATTCATTAATTCTTTTATGCCTAATGATTTCATTGTTTCTTCCATTTTTTCTAAAACAGGAATGCATTCTAATGCATGTGGAATACAATAATCCATCCAGTTACCTGATCGTGCTATGGGTTGAAGAATAAATTTGTCTGGTTCTTGTCTAAAGTCATAGTTAGTAAATAACTCTCTAGGTTTGATGGGCTCGTACTTTGCTTCTACTTTTTTCTTTAGGGCTAAAAATTGATCTTCTGGTAAGAAGTCATCTACATAATGTATCATTTAACACCTATTTTCATAAATCTTTCATACTCAGTCTCTGGATCTTTCAGTTCAACTTCGTCTAAGAAATATGTTTTTCTAAGTGGGTATTGTTTATCAAATTCTTCTAGTGTTCCATGTCTTCCTTGCATTGCAACAAGTGTGCCTTTAGGAATATTGTTTAACCAATCATCTCCGTCGATGTCATTAGTTGATGTATTAATGACTAGTCCAGGTTGTTTGAGTTGTCTATAGTCTAATGTGTTGACATCTTTGTTCATATGCTCTACTTTATCAGATATGCCAAGTTTATCTAACAGTTTTTCTCCTGTTGTCAATGTCTCTTTGTCTATGTCAACATTAATTAACTTGTCGAATCCTAGTTTGTTGGCAACTAAGAACAATCCCATGTTGCTATACCAACTACCCAAATTATAGATAGTATCTAGTTTTTTTATTTTGGATTTCTTTAATATCTTTTGTACTTCGTCTAGTAACCAAACTTTGCTGTATTGTAGATCAGGGGTAAAACTACCCTGTAATGTGTTAGGACTTGCTTCATCTATCTCATCTTTATCTAAGTAGATGTCTTCTAGTGCTTTAATTGTTGGACCCTCATCAAATGGGTCATGCTTGATGCCTATACCCCCTTTATCGTTCCAAGGGACTGTATTCTTGCCAAAATCATCGATTAGAACGTTCGGACGACCCTCACTGTCAGTTGCATACTTAGACTTGTCCGATGCGAATATGGCGCTCTCAGACGCTCCTGCGTGGTGTTGATCTAGCCATTCTTTCTTTCCCATGATGCTGGCCTGATGCTCATAACGCAACGGAGCAGAGAGTATTGTATAGGGTATATCATGCTCTTGTAACCAGTCAATCACTCTTAGGCCGCCCCTGAGGGTCGGTAAATCACGGAAAAAGCGGTATACTTTCTCGGGCCCTTGTGATGCTAGTTCTTTGATAGATGCTTCTGGGTCTTTTATCTCTTTATAGTCATCTACTCCAGCAAACCTAGACCATGAGTCAAAAAAGTCCGCTTGGACCCCGTCCATATCTAAATATAGATGCGGTTTATATTGAGAATCGTTCTCAGTTAGAAATTCTTGTCCTTTCATTCTTTAGTACCCAATCATCAGCATACAATTCAGCGGCATCTTCATTTGCTACTTCTTCTGTATGTGACATTTCTCCATTTTCATATGCTTCGACAAGCCATTTATTAGGCCATACTGCAAAGACTTCGGCTTTACGGTTGTCATTTTCAAATGTGTGATATTGCTCTTTCATATATTTATCGGATATTCTCTATCCTCCTCCTGTTATTTGTTGAAATATTTTAATGTAATGTTCTTCGCCATCGGCTATATTATCTAACCAATCTGTGTCTGCCCCTTCGTCTGCTTGATCACTGACATATTTGAAGCATTTAAAGTCAACATGTTGATTAAGACATGCTTTACCTATTGCATATGCTTCCATGTCAACTACATGTGCTGGTATCTCTAAGTCAGGATCTGTGACAAAGTTGTCTCCAGTCGAACATGTATATCCGATTCCAAAAGAAATCACTTGTGGGTCAGTTGGTAGCACAAGATTAATTGATTCCGGGCATTTACCTTTATCACGTTCAACAAAATTTTTCATTTCATGTAAGCCAGATTCTAATTTGATTCCACCTGCTGTACCGAAATTCCAAACAGTTCTAGGTTGATATCTTTCAATTAATTTACCTGCTGTCAATGCCGCATTCACTTTACCTACTCCGGTAAAGAATACATTTTCCCACTTAGCCATTTTGGGTGCTTCGTGCTCCAATGCCATTATAATAATATCTTTCATCATATCACCAGTTATGTATGTTTCCTGCTATAATAAAGAAACAAGTAATAAAGTTAACACCAACTATAATTGTTCGTATCATTGCTATCTTGTCTGCTTCTTTGTCTGTTGCCCCTTCTTTTTCGCCTATTGCTTTAGCCCATAGTCGCCATGCGTTTTTCATTATGCACCTTCAAAATCAATTAAAGTTTTTACATTGTATCCTTGTTCTCTTATCAACTTGCTACCATTTAAGTCTGGTAAGTCAATGACTGATAAAATCAAAATATTTTTCTTTGGTATCTTCCAATTCTCATGTATCAAATCTGCACATGCTAATGCAGTTCCACCTGTTGCAATCAAGTCATCTATGATTACAATCTTTCCCATAATAGGAGAAATTTCTTGTATATGAAGTTCTGCTTCTCCATATTCTAACGTGTATGCTTTGCTAACAGTTGCATTAGGTAACTTGCCTGGTTTACGTGCTAAGACTAGTGGCAAGTCTAAATCAAATGCTATTGGCGCTCCAAAAATAAAGCCTCTGCTTTCTATACCCACGATAGAATTACAGTTAAATTCCATACATGCCGATGTCAATGACATTATTGATTCTTTAAATGCATTAGGATCTTCTAATAATCCTGTAATGTCTCTAAAATGAATACCGTCTATAGGAAAGTTTTTGACTGTTCTTATTGAGTCTCTCATTAAGGTTGCCCAATTGGTATTTGTAATGCCTCTTTAATTAGATCATCTTCTTTTACAAAGACTCCGTCTCTCATTTGACCCTTACGATCTTTAATATCTTCCCATGCTGTCTTTATACATTCAGTAAGTGATATATCATTACGTTCAGCAATATTAATAAGAACAACAATCATGTCGCCAATGTCATCTTTGATGTCTTTGCCTTTACAGATGTTGTCTGAGAGTTCTCCTGCTTCTTGTATCAACTTAGCAAACTGTGACTTATCATCACTGCCGTCGATTAAGTTACGGTCATGATGCCATTGTTTGATTCTGTTAACATCTTCAATCATGGCTTGAGTTTCTCTACTTTTCATCTTTGTCTTCCTTTAGTTTTGTATACCATTCATGTGAACAATAAGCATCACAGAACGCCGCTGTTTTTTCAGCATTATGATATCTTACATCAAATGGATCTATATTCCTAGAGCAAACGGAACATTTTAATTCGTTCACAGAGGCACTTTACCAGTGTTATAATGATGTACGTTAACACCACCTAACTTTAAGAACTTAACGCCTTGGTCGTCTCTGTACTCATTGCGATAGTAAAGGGTATTAATACCAGATTGAAAGATAAGTTTTGCACAATCAATGCAAGGCGCATGTGTACAAAAAAGAGTTGCATCTTTTGATGATTCAGTGCTTTGTGCTACTTTTGCAATAGCATTTGTTTCTGCATGTAAGACTTCTGACTTTGTTACGCCATTAATCTCGCATTCGTTTTCCCAGTCAGTAGGCATACCATTATACCCTGTGCCTATGACACGATTGCCTTTGACGATTAATGCTCCTACTTGAAGTCTAGTTGCATAACTTAGTGAGGCAGTTAGTTCTGCCATGTCCATAAAATAATCTATGAATTTCTTTTTCAATGTGCGGCAAGCCTCAGTTGTTGTGTTATACGTTGTGTTATATCTATAAGTGCTGTAAATGCTAATGTGCTACCTAGCAGTCTCATATCAAACAGCAATGCTTCTGGTGTAAACGGAGCAAATCCTGTACCAAACATGACTACAGCACCATTGACAACTATATGCCAAAGCAACACAGAAGTTGCTCCTGCAACATATACGTTGCCCATATTCTTGCTGATATAGTATGCACCAAACATACAAGCATATACAATAGGCATGATACTATAAAATCCTAATATAACATCAGTTACTGCAAGTACACCTAATGCTAACCAAGGACTAAGATTCATTCTTGGTGCAAATACTGCAAGTGCTAACAGAGGCGTAATGTTTGGATCAAGTCCGATTAATCTACTCGCAATTAATATTGACGTTAATATAATTAGTTCTTTCATTTGATTGTAACCTCTGCTTGTGTTTCTATTACTACTCTTGCTCCACAAGGTAGAAGTGGCTTATCATTGCCACCGTATACTATTTTGCTTGGTCCGTGTATTTCTACTTCATGACCATATGTGTTCTTTCTGCCTTCTTTGACTGTAATAACTGCTTCATTTGTGCCGTGCTTTTTGTTTGCACGTATCTTATGCATGTTTACATGAATATACTTTTTAGTATTAGTCGTTTTAGTTTTTACAGCATTTATTGGTTTATCGTACATCTTTTTTCTCAAATTGTTTGTTTGCTTTGCGTTGCCATGACCATTCTAAAAATCTGTTAATTACATTAGCAATCATTTCTTGTAATTTAAACAATGTGTTGCTCCCTACTTTTCTTTGCTGTTCGTTTTGTTCCTGATTTACTTGTATATTCTTTTGTGATACCTTTAGTTCCACTCTCACCTGTGACTACAATATACATCATATAACATATACTTGTAATTCCTATCATTGCTAAAACTAATACTACTAATTCCATTACTCTATCTCTAATAAGGGTATCTTCTCGCCAATTGGTCTGTTCTGCCATTCAGCATAATCATCGGGAGGATCTTTCTTATCTGTGATAACACTATCTTCCCATTTCTCTGCTAAACGTCCATTGAGTTCTACCCAAAACTCCATATCTTTTCCTGTCTTTTCAACTATCTTCTTTTCTGTGTCAGCAAAAATAGCATCTTCAGGACATTCTGGAATGCATACCCCACAGTCAATACATTCATCTGGATTGATTGTAAGGAAATTAGGTCCTTCATAAAAACAATCTACTGGACATACTATGACACAATCTGTGTGTTTACATTTTATACATGCTTCCGTTACAACGTGTGTCAATCAACTCTCCTAAAGTATACGTATATTTATTGTTTTATCTCAGATGCCAATTCTTTTACTTTACCGTCTACAAACCACATTGCTTTGTCTTTGGCTTTAACTAAAACTGTATCAAACTTATCTTTGCAACGTTCTGCTAGTTCTTCATATGAAGACCCTTGACATATAAATTCTTCTGTATCTTTATTATATAATAGATAATCAGTATCATCATGCTTTTCAATATAACAGATAGGCAAACGTGCCTTCACTTCAGTGATTATCTTTTCATCTATTCGTGCTTCTTCGGCATCGACTTCTTTAATAATTAATTTAATTGTTTGAGCATCTTTCCAATGACGATATAAAGTTGATGCTTGCCAGCCTATAAACAACAGCATTAATATTTCTAATTCACTTAGTACCATATAAAAACTCCTTGTGATGTATCCAATCACTATTACTATTTAGAAAACCCCAATCCCTTGTTTGTTTTCCCATAAAAAACAACGTGGTGACAGGCTTCTCATTATCTAATTCTAACCAATGAAACTCCTGAGCACCACGTCTAATAACACTCCCAGGACCTTTCCAAGTCCTCCCCTTGAGAGTGTTCTCCCAATAACCACCTCTTAGAATTATAGTCATGTACGACCATGGGTGATCATGTAAGAAAGGTTCGTCACTTTTAACTATCTTGTGCAATGTAACATTGAAAGGGAAGTTTGCTCTATCTTTAAGAAATAGATAGTAACGATGCATATAGTCTGCACCTGTCATGCGATCAGATATTAGTCTGTATCGATTTAGGCTAGACATTAAACTGTGAAATAAATTCATATAAGTTACCGGGGAAAGTAAAAGTGGGGAGATTTTGCTTGTCTCTAAGAGCCCTAGCAAGGCTCTCCCCGAACCTGATTCCTAAGAGTTTAGGACGCTTTTGAAGCGGCTAATGCTCTGTAACCTGCGGCTACAACTGCTTTAGTTGGTGTACCTAAACGATATCTTGTAACACCTGTTTTTGTAGGGTTAGCATAGATAGCATATCCACCACGTAAACGAAGGTCGCTTACTGTAGCAGTAGGGTTGCCAATGCCGAATCTTGCGGCGATTTGCTTTGCTGTTAGTTCTTCACCGTTCTGTAGAGCGGCTAAGAATTTTGCAGACTTTGATACTACCGTAGTAGTTGCTTTTGCATTTGTCATATATTTTCCTCTTAGATTATATGCCATTGAATAATTATTACTCAATGTATTACTATAATACAACAATACAGGATTGTATGCAATGTAAATGGGTAAACACGAAACCTATCGTGTTTAGGAGATCCCTTATACATTTGTCGTATCACGTAATTCTTTGGTAGTTAAGATCCAATTAAGGTCTCAACTAAATTCATTAAAACTGATGTACCTGTAATAGCACTACCAATCATTATTGCTTTGTCATTCCAGCAGTGACCTACATAGATCCATGCTACTGCTGAAATGGCATATGCAACTTGTCCTTCTGTGCTGAATCCAGCACTCATAATAAAGACTCCAATAACTGCAAAGATAGTTGCTATCCATTTAACATAACTATCAACAGTTCCTGTTGGAGTTGCTGGCTTTAAATCATCTACTTCAAGTTGGAGTTCTTCCATTTCTTGTTTTAGACGTTTCCGTTCTGCATTTAACTCCATGGCAAGTTTAGCACCCTTACCCATTGTAGAGTTTTTGTATTGATCTTTGACTTCCTGACTTAGTTTTGCTTCCATCTTGTCAGCATCAAATTGTTCTTTTTCGTTATTCGGCGTCATTTAAAAAATATTCGTCTTCTATTTGTTTAACCATATCTACTGTCGATGAAAAGCATGTTGGGCAAAAACATACAGGGAGAATACCGAATGTACCTTCGATACCTCCCTCTGATTCAGTGTAGATGCAATCGCAAATGCTACACCTATGCCCTCTCTCCCCTTTCATCTATAAGTTCCTACAGTTTTTGGACCTTTAGATAGAAATTCTAATCCACCCATAGACCCTACATATTGATCAAATTTATCTTGGTACTGCAAATTTACTTTAACAGTGTTCATTATAACAGAAAGATATCTGCCCGGTTGAAAGTTATCAACATCAGCGGTTATTGATTTACCGTTGTCTGTGCATTCAACCAATACTTCTTGGGCGTATACTTCTTTCATATTATTTACCTATATGTTTAATTTCGTTCTTCGGCACTACTTGATATGCACCTTTGTTGTATGCTGGTGCAATAGTATATGTAGAACTGATCTCACGTTTCTCTTTTTCCCATTCAGCATTCTCACCGTCACCTTTACTAGTGCCAATCATTCCAGTATTACTAGGATACTTTTCATTGAATTCTGCTATACGTTTTTGAGCATAAGATAGTTCGGGTTTGTATGTACTTCTGTCTTTTCTGACATCTTTCTTAGGAGTTCTACCATACGCATAATCAATATATTCTTCTAGTGTAGCAAACCGAAAGTCATGCAGATGATTACGTTTACAACTTCTGTTATGTTCACGCCATCGTAATTCTAGTTCTTTGAGTTTACCTTTAGTCAATTTTAACTTGCGTTTGCGAGTATTAATTGAGGATAAACGGACATCTAAATGCATAGTCATAAGTCTATTATACTCCCACAGAGATCAAAAGCAAACAAATTGGGTTAAGCGGCCTGAAGTTCTTTGATATGTTTACAGTTACCACGGAATGTGTAACCTGGGCATGTACAAGTTTGCTTGTCTGTATCAATTTGATACTCATTTCCTTTTGAACCTTTTACAGTAATGATATTAAAAGCAGGTGTACTGTCGCCTTCATACTGATCAATCTTAACAAATGTACGACCTCTTTTGTCAAAGCCTGTGCTGGGCTTTTTTAAGACTAGCAAGTCTGCTTCTAAGTTGGGTTGATATGCAATTAGTTTACCATTTTCCATATGATAAATGCCGTTATTGACTTTGTAGTCTCCCCAATCAGTTGTTTCTTGCATTACTTCTATCATAACAAATCTCCTAAATATGCGTATATTATACTACCATTGACATCACATGTCAACCGATTTTTTGTAAATATTTGTCTGGATCGTGGTCTAAGTTAGCCTTAATTATATCAGACTTAGAGTAGTAATTCTTAAATGGGGCATAGATATCAGCAAGTTTTCTGACATCTGGCATCGGGTGCCCTGTGATCTTGTCATCCACTAGTTGTTCTAATGCTTGGCATGATTTTTTATGCTTTGGATCAATCCATTCTAGTTTCCAACTACCATTTATGTCCAATCTATAAGGCATCCATTCATTTTTTATGTATGTTTCTAATGCATCGATGTCAGACTTAGGACCATAATAGAGTTGATAGAACTCTTGCTTAGCCGCACTATGTGCCACATAGTCTTGTAATCGTCTCTGAGGGTTCGTAGCAACGCCAAAGCCTAACGTGTTGCTATGAGACGTTTGAATGATGTAAAGAAATCTAGTGCTATGCTGAATCTTTTCCATCTTTAATTACCTTGTTGATTTTCTTTAAAATACTAGGGCTAATGTAGTCATACAAATCCTTACCATTGTCTTTGTGAGACAAAACAGTATCTGGAACATTAAATGTGCCACCTAACTTTACATAGATTTTTAACACAACATTCAAAACAGCAGTATCATGCACAGATTTAGTTGCTCCCCAAACATCTTTAGAATAAGCCGCATATGCCTCACTAACTACTGTTCTTAATTGAGCAGGGTTAGTAAAAAATGTTTTAATGATTGCATTTAAGTTATGTAAGAATTCAACATATTCTTTAGAGTCAACAGGAACTGTTGCTTTTTGAAATAGTATTTTGTTAAAACTAAACTCGGCTGAATCTACAACTTCTGTTTTCCAAAATGTGTTGTGATTGTTTACAATAAACTTTAAACATTCGGGCTTAATAGTTTTGATTGCGTTCAAGTGAGTCAAAGTACCCGGGATACCTGAGTTCTGTTGATCATCTGCTTTGATAGGATATACATCTGCCTCTTCACATATTGCTTGTTTATCGGCTGATAATGCATACTCAGTCTTATTGTTATTATCTAAACGATAACTCAATACACGTTGTTTGTGGTTGTCGTATTCGTCTATTTTCTTCTTGCCGACACCATTAATGAATGCAAAATGTTCACGTGCAAATGATCTGTCATCAGTTTCAACATAGAGAACATCAACTTCAAAGTCCTCCCAATCTTCATGTTCAACTTCATCAATCAAATCTGCTTGTGCAAGTTTGGCTAGAGTCACTACAGTATGTTGACCGTCAGTACAATGGTATATTTCTTTACCAGGTTCTTTAACTGCAAAGATTGGATTAACTCGTCTCGGGTCAAAGCCTTTTAAAATATTAGTGATATGCATCGTATCCATTTCACGTTGGATATCTTCATCAATTAAAATGTTTTTAATTGGAACCATTTTATGTTGAGGAAGTTGGGTAATAGAAAAACTAGTACCTAACTTATAATAGTCTTCGACTGTATCATGTATGCCTTGATTGTTTGGCTTGTTGACTTCTTTAAGTCGATCAGCAATCGTTTTGACATAGAACTCATTTGGATCTCTGTCTAATTGATTAACAACTTTCCTAGATTGTTTAGTAGTACTAGGTACCCATTCAATTGGAAAACTCATATATAACTCCTGTGTGTATGTGTTTCATTATTATATTATACTGTTTTTCGAGCCTTTGTCAAGGCTTTTTTAGTATTTTTCTTGTCGAAATAAA